AGGCTTGGTTGTATAAATAGAGATAAAAATTCTACATTTAATATGAAAAAAATTTTTGATCATTATATAAAAACAGGTCAAAGATTACAAAATTACCAAAGATGTTCAACCGCTGTAAAAAGCAGTCAATGACATCCCGCCTTAGATAGAATTTATTCTATAGAGGTACATACACTTTTAAACTTTATAATGCTTATTAAAGTCGGCGTTTTAAATGTGCAAAGGTGTAAAAGGTGTAATATATAAATATTTATAAAACATAATTCTAAAACCTTTATAAACTAATATCAAATATCATTTATTTTATTTACCAAATAATGACCATTACTTATATAAAACTATTATATAATATGAAATTATAATATTATTTTTATATCTAAAAATAATATTATAATTATAAAAAATGACATATATATTTTTAACTAATTAACTAAATTATCTAAATTATTCAAAATAAATTAACTAAATTATTCAAAATTAAAGACTATGGGTAATATAAACACTATAGAAGTATTTCAGGATCTTAACGGTATATATATTGAAGCTATCGTTCCACCAGGTAAGAAAGTAGTTCTTACAAAATTTGGAGGATATAGACTTGAAAATATTGAACAAGAAGTTCGTCATGAAACAAAATATAATTATAGAGAACTTTATGAAAACATTTTTGTTGGATGTTTTTTTGTTTCTTTTGTAATAATAATTATTTTATTAGTTTATTGGTGTGTTAATTTTATGTTAGATCTTATATTTTAGATTTATATTAAATTATATATTTAATACATTATTGTATTTTCTAATATATTAGATTGAAAAATGGTTAAAAAAATTATATATATTATTTTTTAATAATATAACGTTTATAATTATAATTTTACATTATTTTTTCTTTTCCAAGTACCATAAAAATTATGTTTAGCAAACTTACCAAACACATTATCTTTATTATGTTTTGGATTTTCTAATAATTTAATTGTATTTTTATAGGGATATTTATTATATAAAATAGAAATATAATCAGGTCCAGTTGTAGAATAAACATAATTATGGGTTTTATTTTGCGTTTCAATTAATTTATCAATATTATTATGAATATTATCTATCAATTAATTTTATAAATAAATTTTTTGATTCCATGCCAGAAGGATAATTATAATTACCTAAAAATCTTCGGCTATATCATATCTTATTTTATTTTTAGTAGAAGAATTTAATCCATGTATACCAATATGTTGAATTACTGAAGGTTTTGTAACTACTATAGGGCAATTTTTTTTTTTGGCTTCTGCACATACTTCCCAATCCCAATCTATATTAATATTTCCAGTAGATAATATTGGATAAATTATATTTTTATAAGTGTTTCTATCAAAAAACATATTAATTCCCCCTATTGTATTTTTTCTATAAAAAGTGGAATATACTTCTTTAATATCATGTTTACATGTAGTAGTACAATTGAAACCTGAAACTATTATTTGAGATGTATTTAATATTTTTTTTGAGTGATTTTCTAAATTTTTTAATTTAATGAGCCAATCTTTTTTTACAATAACATCGCTATCAATGTTTACCAAATATTCACATTTATCATATAATAAATCCCACCCTTTTTTTAAACTATATCGTATGCCTAAATTTTTATTATTACGTATTTTAATTATTTTAGAATTATATTTATTTATATTAAAATTTTGAATTAATTTCCAAATATTGCTATCATAACTATGATCATCAATTATGCATATAATTGTATTTGATATATTACTTTCTTTTAAACTATTTAAAGTCCTTAATAAATAATCTGCTCTATTAAAACAACAAATTACTATACCTATTTTATTAGATTTATTATAATCTATAAAATTTTCTTTTTTTCTTTTCCAAGTACCATAAAAATTATGTTTAGCAAACTTACCAAATACAGGATCTTTATTATGTTTTGGATTTTCTAATAATTTAATTGTATTTTTATAGGGATATTTATTATATAAAATAGAAATATAATCAGGTCCAGTTGTAGAATAAACATAATTATTAGTTTTATTTTGCGTTTCAATTAACTTATCAATATTATTATGAATATTATCTATTAATAATTTTATAAATGAATTTTTTGGTTCTGCACCAAAAGCGTAATTACCTAATACAATTGGTGTTTTTTGATTACATAAAACTTTCCACCTGTTTCTTTGACAACTTCCTGTATTTTGTTCAATTGGAAATACTGCACTATAATAAATTAATTCATCTAGTGGATATGTTGCTGTCATATCTAAATCATAGTAAAATCCACCATAATGATAAACAGCAACATATCGAAAAAAATCAATTTTTTGAATAAATATTGGTAATTTTAAATATGTTAAATAATATTCTGGATAATTATTTTTTAAGAAATTTTCTATATCATTATCTGTAAAAAATAATATTTTAAAATTTTTATTTATATGTTTTACACTATAAACATCATAATAATATTTTTTAGGAATATTATGGTCTTTCCATGTTTGAATAATTAATTTTGGTATTTTTTCTTGTTTATAATTACTAAAAAATTCAGGTTTTATAATATTATATTTTTGTATTTTATATAAAAATACTACATGTAATATTAAAAATATACAAATAAAAAGTAAAATATAAATATATAAGTCCATACTATATATTTTATAATAATAAAATAATAATAAAATAATAATAAAATAATAATAAAATAATAATAATATAATAATAATATAATAATAATATAATAATAATATAATAATAATATAATAATAATATAATAATAAAAAAAATGTTTATGTCATTGTAAAAGAAAATGGTTCTGAATCTAATAGTTCATTTTCATCGAAATTAGTATTATCCATACTTACATTGCTAAATAAACATTCGCTAATATCATTATTTTGTTTAGAAATATCATCAAATGTAATATATTCTTTAATTTTTTTTTGTTTTTTTGTTTCTAATTTTATTTTTTCTTTATCTTCTTTAATACGTAATTTTTCTTTTTTTTTTTCTTCTTTTTTAATACTAAGTTCTTCCTTTAATTTAGATAATCCTAATTTTCTATATTTTAATACATTATTCCAAAATTCTAGAAGTTTTATTTTGGCTTCTTGAAACCATTCTTGATTACGATAAATTGGTATACATGATACTTCTTCTAGATACCAATAATCAAAATTTGAAAACATTTTGCTAGGATGATTTTTATACTTCTCAATAATACTATCTTTCCATGATTCTAATTCATCACCAACAATACAAACTGGTCCATATTCATAAAAAAAAGATTTCGTTTCTTTATTAAGTAATTCAGCTATTATTCCTTTTTCATGTCCAAATTTATTTTTTAAATGATTTTCTTCATAGTTATCATTTAAATATGATATTTCATCATCATATTCTTTTAATCTACATTCTAAAAAATCACATCTATCTAATTCACACACTTCTAATTGTCCTTGAACTTGACACCAATAATATCTTGGAGGAATACCTGTAATTTTTCTAGATGTTGGGCATTTTATTTCGAGCATTACTCCTTCTGATGTAATACCATCAGGAGATGCACCTAAAAAATCAATTGAAGGATGTCTTATACATCCAAATTCATATACTTTTTTATGATTTCGATATTCATAGATTGCTATTGCAACATCTTCATATTTATTTCCCCACATCATTGCGTCATTTGTAACAAAATTATCTTCACCACATTTTTTAAGAAGAACTTCATTTGGATTTGAATAATGATTTTCACCTAAAATAGTTCCCCAATCACTCGCTGATAACATAGTTAATCTCATAGCATACCATTCAGGAGATTTCTGTTCATTTTGTGGTATTGTTTTTAAATATTTTACTTGATCTATTAAATATTGTGCTTTTATTTTTGTTGGTTTTGGTAAATCTTTATCATAATTAAATATTAATGACATAATTATAATTTTGTTTCATATAAATTATTACATATAAATTATTACATATAAATTATAAGTATTAATATTTTAAATCATTTTTAAAATATTTTTTATAAAATAAAATAATCTATTTATAATACACGTTTTCTAAGAATTCTTTTCTGATAATAATTTGATTGAATGGATAAATTATAAATCACATCATCTAAATTATGAGAATATTCAGAAGAAGAATCACAAGAAGGATGTTCAATATGAACAAAATGTATATGTAAATGATATGTAGAAGGTGCATAATGAAAAAACATCTTGATTTTATTTTCATCTAAGTCATAGTGTTGTTTTATTTTTTTTAATGTTATATTTTTTATATTATTTAATAATTTAACATGGTTTTCTTCTAGAGAACGAATACATCTTAATGAAGTAATATAAGGTATGGATAGTATATGCATATATTTTATATCTTTATTTATCCATGTATAATTTGGAATAATTAAAAAAATGTCGTCTTTATAAAGTATATTTTCTTGTTCTGTTATTCCATTAATTATATTATATATCCATTTATCTTTTTTATTATCATATTCAGAAATAAATTGAATATATTCTTCATATGTTTCATCAACTAATTTATATTTTTGAATTATTTCATTATCATTAATTTTATTTATAATTATTTCACCTGAAATTTGTAATTGTGCGTTATATTTTTTAAAAATATCATTTTCAAATATTTTATCTTTAATAGTAAATAAAGAATAACTAATTAAACTATTTGGTATAAATTTATAATGAAGCTTATCTTCAATAAATTCCATTATTATTTGTATATTTGTATATTTTATATATTTTATAATTTTAACATATATATTTATATAAAATATATATTTATATGATAATTATTATAAAAATCTTAAATATTTATTTTAGATAAATATTTAATCTATTCTTCATTTTCATATATAAATCCTTCACCTGTTTCAAAATCATCTGGGTTTAATTCACCATATTCTGAACCTTGGTCTACTACTTCATTGCTTTTTAATTGACCATTCATATTTGTTTCATCATAATATTCTTGATTTGATATTTTTTCTTGTAATATACGTTTTTTATCAGATATCCAATCATCAGATGGTTCTTCACCATATTTTTCTTTATATTGATTTATTATTTTACTATTAAAATCATTTATTTTTTCTTCTAAATCTTGTATTTGCATAGTATCTTTTTCAGTTTCATTATAGTAATCAAATTGTTCAGTATCTTTTGTTAAAAAGAATGATTTTTTTATTAAATAATCATATAATAAATTATTTTCAATTTCATTATTATTATTACATAATTCAAAAATTTCATAATCATCTTCAATATGTTCTAGTAAAAATATAATAAACTTGGCAATATCTTGATTATGTCCTTTTTTTGAAGGATCTAAAATATAATTATTAATATCTTTATATTGGAAAAATTGATTTAAATTATGAAGTAAAATAAATAATATAATACTGGCAGCATCATTATTAGTTAAATCGCTAAAATTAATAATTTCTGTATAATCTTTATTATATATATTATTTTTACCTATAATACTATTAATTTCTTGATTACTATAATTAGGATTATTATTAATAAATGAAGAGAGTTTTATAGTTTCTAAAAAATCTTGTATTTTATCACGTGATATACCAATGTCTTTTTGCATTTCTCTACGTATATCAGGATTTTCCATAAATTTTAATCCAATATTTTTATATTTGATATTATCTTTATTTTTAATAGTTGACAAATATTTTTTGAATATATTAATATAAAATTTTTTAAAATAATCAAGTTTTTTTAAATATAAACTTTCTTGTATTTTTATCTGTACTTTTTTATTATCATTTTGTTTTATTTTATGTTCAATATTATATATACCAATTTTTAGTATTATATTCATATATTTTTCAATAAATGATTGATCTTTATTCAATAAATTAGATGTATTTTTTAATAAAAATTGTAATTGCAATGTAATATTTTCAATGCTATTTTTTTTTAACTCATTTAATGTTTCTTCATTTATTTGAAAAACTTTATTAGGTTTATAATAACTTAAATTATGTAGTTCTACTTCTTTTAACAATTCATTTAATTGATCAGTGGTATATTTTTGAGATTCAATTTGTTCTCGTGTTTTCTCACTTTTAATATCAAAAGCATTTTTACCATTACCAATAAAGTCTCGTTTTGTTCCTTTATATTTTCCTTCATTAACATAAGTTAAAAAAACAGATTGTTTAAATTTTTCAGAAGGATTTTCTCCATCATATACAATAATTGTATTATAACATCCAGCAAATTTATATTGATTATATAAATAAAATCTATGAAAACAACCAGAATTATAAAAATAATTCATTAATGAATATAGTTGCTTTGTTTCATCCATATAATTTTTTATTTTATCATTATGCATTTCAAAATAATTATAAAAATTTAAATATTGATTTGCTTCTTCAGCACAACATGATGTTTCTAACTGACCAATATATCTATCACTAAGAGGTGATTCACTAATTATTTCAGCAATAATATCTTTTATTTGATAAACTAAATATAAATTGCGATATATTAATTCTTTTTTATATATTTGAAATGTATTTGAATTTTTAGAATTTATTATTTTTTGTTGTAATTTTATAGAATCAATTGAAGAAGGTTCTTTTGAAAAATGAAAAATAAATATTTCATCTTTATTTTGAAATTGTTTTTTATCTTTCTTTAAAGATTGTAAATATTTATGTTTTTCTGTAAATAATTGAATTATAGAAATATTATTTTTGTATATATCGTAATATTTTTGAATAGTATTTTTATAAAATACTAAATAACTTTGTAATTCACTTTCTTTAACTTGGGGAACATCTGAATTTAATTCTTGTAAAATACATGCCATATATTCAATACCAAGATGAGAATCAAATCCATTAAAACTACATGAAGAAGTTCTTTTTTTTATTACTAAATTAGGAATAATAGTTTGAATAGTAATTAATAATCGAGCACTTATAATACATTGTTTTAATAATTCACGTGTTTTTTTATAATTTGCTTGAAAAATTCCTTTTTCTTCCATTTGTCGAATTATAGTATCTGATCTTTTTTGATCTTTTAATTTCTTTTTTTCTATCTGAACATAAATATTATAAGGAAAAATAGTCACTATTTGTTGCATTGATTCAATAATAGTATTTATTAAATCACCATTTGGTAATATTATTCCAATTTTATTATATAAATTCTTAGTAATAAATGTGCAGATATTTATTGCTTCATCTAAATTTTTACCATCTAACCCTTCACTTAATAACATAGATTTAAAATTACTACTCTCACAATCAAATATTTTTTTTGATAATAATAAAGAATCTAGATCACGATTTTCAATTTCACCAAATAATTTCCAATCTACTTTGGACCATGTTTGTCTTGATTTAACTAGAGTACCTTCATCTGAAAAACCTTCAGTTTCATCAAAATCATTATTCATCAAAGATTCACCACAATTTTTACATGTTAAATTATTATGTTCTGCATCACCATCATCACTAAAATATGAAAGCATTAATTGAATATATTTAGTTCTCATATCAGCATTAGAAGAATAGTAAATATTTTTTTTGTAATAATAATGACCACATATTTCGTATACTTCTTTATATTTTTTAGAATATAAATTTTCACCAATTAAAAGAGCATCTTTATCTATAATTTCAAAAAAGAAACTATCAATTAATTGTTCATTGTCTAATTGGCGTATTGCATAAACTAATTTTTTAAGAGGTGAATTTATATAAATTTTTATATCTTTTTCTTTAATATTTTGTTTATTTTTATTATTTTGTATTTTATTCAATTTTTCTTGTTTAATTTTATCAAAAGTTCCTTCATAAAAATACTTTTCAATTAAATTATCTATATTGTTTTTAATATCATTTATTTTTTCATTCTTAGAAATATAATCAAGTAATTTTTTAAAATATTCAATATTATTATTTAGTATTTGTATTTTATTTTGAAAACGAATATATGTTTTTGATTGACAACCAATTTCTTTTTTATATATACAATCTAAATCATCTAAATCAAGTTTATCAATTTCAAGATTGTGAAAATTACATACATATTTTAATTTATTATATGGTGAATATTTATCATCATAAATCCATTCTTTTTTTTTGCTATTATATGTCCACAAATTATTATTAACCAATAATTTATCACCATTTGTAATATTAGTTATTTCATTTAATTCATTTTTAATTACTTCATATAATTTTTGATTAAAAAAAACATAGCATATATTGGAGTCACATATATTTTTAAATTTTTGTTCAATATCTTTTTGACTAATTTCAATTGCTTGATATTTATATATGGAACACTTATTTATTTCTTTTTCAATAGAAGAATTTTTAATAAAATGTTGTTGTATACTTTTCAATTGTTCTTGATATTTTTTAATTAATGTTTCTATGTATTTTTTAAAATCATTACTTTGTGTATTATATAATAAAATATTTAAATAATATAAAAATCCATGATCTTTTTGATTATTTATCCAATTATACCGATTTAAAGTACAATCATAATTTTTATCTATACCATTATATTTGCCATAATAATTTAGTATTTCATTATTTAATATATTTTCATTACTTAATACATAAGAAGCATGTTCTTTTAAAAAATTAATATTTTTATAATGATAATTTTGAATTATATTTGTTATTTTATTATTATTTGTTATTTTATTATTATTTTTAAATAGTACATCTATATTTTTAATATTTTTTTCTAAAAAATCTTTAATATATTTAATTTGTTTTATATGTAAATCATTAATATTTAGTTGATATTTATTTAATATTTGATTAACGTAATCAATTGATGTAGCTTTTTTTAATTGTTCGTATTCTATATTAATAATTTCATCTAATGAAGGTAAAATTTTTTTTATAATAGAATCATATCTTTCTTTATTAATGTTAATATCTTTAAATAAATAAACTTTATTATGATGTATATTTTCTTCTTTATTTTCGTAATTTGTTTGTAAATAATTAATATTTAATTGTTCATTTATATTATATAAATCATATTTAAGTTTCGATACTTTATAAATAGTTCCTTTATTTCCATTTAATTTTATTTTTTTTTTAATATTTAATATTATTGTATTATCATCTATAATTTCATAATTTTTTTCATGTCCATATAATCCATTTACACTTGGATAACAATTTGTATTATTTATATAAATTATATCATCATTTTGTAGTTTATATTTTAATGTGGAAATTTTAATTTTAATACCTTTCGTATCTTGTTCAATTGATTCAATATCAATATGTTCATATAAAATTTTATATAGGTGATTATTATAATTCTTAAATGCGTATATATCTTTGTAATCATCTAAAATATTTTTTCCTCCATTATGTAATACCATAAAACCAACAACATTCATATTTTCTCCATTAATTAGTACTTCTGAACGAGTTCCTTTTATTTTTCCATTATCATCATAAATATTAACTGGTGTAAAAAAATCATCATTATTATTATGACTGTTCCATTCAGTATTAAATAAATCACTGTAACGTAATACTAAATTATTATCTATTGTTTTAACAACAAATCCATTTTGTTTAATATTATTATTAAAATACTTTTGATAAGAATTATATAATTTACTTTGTATTGTTAGAAACTCTTGTAAATTAATTTTTTGTTCTTCAAAATTAATTTTATTTTGGTTTAATTCATTAATTAATTTTTGTTGTGATTCTTCTTGTAAACCATTTGGATTTTCAAAAGATGTTGAAAACGAAACATGTTCTTTATTATCTATATTATGTACATTATAATTTTCATTATTATCATTATTTTCTAAATGAATATTTGTAAAAATATTATGTTTATCTAAAACAATTGGAATTATTATTTTATTATTAAATTTATTATTTATAATATCAAACATTAACGGGTAAGAAATTTTTTCTTTTAACATTTTATATTTTATTTTAGAATCATTTTTTAAAGAAATTAGACTTTTTACCCTATTTTCAACTATTTGTTGAATGAATTTTAATTTTTGTTTTGTTACTGGATACGTTGACAGTAATTGATTTTCGAGCTCTTGAATATAAATAATATCATTATCGTATTCAATATTTTTTTCATTAATTGCAATAGTTTCTTCAATAATAACTGGATTTTCATTTTTAAAAAAATTTAATTTATTATTTGTAGAATTATTATTTGTTTCTGAATTAAATAGTAAAACAGTTTCATTATTAGAATTATTATTAGAATTATTATTAAAATTACGACTAATATTATTATTATTTTGATTTTTATTAAAATTAATTATTTTTATATCATTACTCATATTAAGTTATATGTAATATATTAATAGATATTTTATTAAATAAATTAAACATTCTAAAAAAATTATTAAAAAATAAAAAAATGAAATATAAAAATTAATATAAAAAGATTACAATAATTATTAGTATAAACTTATATTTTATTTATCATGGAAGTATTAGATTTTTATACATTATTAAAAGAACAAAATATTAATGATTTTGAATCATTTAAAACTTTTTTAGAAAAAGAACCATATAAACTTATTGTTAAAGAAGATACATTATATCCAACATTATGTATAGTTATTAATTCAAATGAATCAAACATTCAAGAACCTCTAGTAAGTTTTTGTAATGGAATTATTCTTGAAAAAGAAACATTTAAAATTGTATGTCGTACTTTTAATAAATGTACTGACGAAAATATTATTGATAACAAATTATTTACATCAAGTAATCTTTATATTGAACCTTCTTATGAAGGAACATTGATTAGATTATTTCACTATAATAATGAATGGTTTTTTAGTACAAAAAAAATGATAAATGCACGACGAGCTAAATGGATTAGTTCAAAAAGTTTTTTCGATTTATTTAATGAAATATTACCTAATAAAAATATTGATGAATATCTTGATAAAAATATGTGTTATTCATTTATATTAGTTCATCATGAAAATAATATAGTTATTAAATATCCTAAAAATGTTATTATTCATATTAGTACATTTGATATTGTTAGACAATGTGAATGTGAAGTAATTATTGGTCATGGAATTATGAAAAGTTTTAGACAACAAATTTCATTTAAAAATGAAGATGAAGTAACAAATTATATAAATACTATTAAAAATGATAAAAATATTGATAATGAAGGAATAATAATAATTAATGAAAACTATGTAAGACAAAAATTTAAAAAAAATTTATATATTTTTATCAGAAATTTATGGGGTAATACAAACAGCCGATTTTATCGATATGTTGAATTACGTAAAAATCCATCAGATTTACAAAATTATTTGATTTATTTTGAAAAAGATAAATCTATATTTTCATTATTTGAAACAAAAATTAGCAATTCTGCTTTACAAATATTAGATATATATCGTAATAAATATATTATTAAAAAAGAAGATGCTAAAATTCCATTTTATATAAAAGATTTTATATTTGCTATTCATGGTAAATTTTTGAAATCTAAAGTTAAGATAACATATGAAGATATAATGATTCATATTTTAAGCCTTGATTCTGCTAAATATTGTTTTATATTAAATAATATGACTAAGCAAAATAATGAAATTCAAAATAATGAAAAAGATGTAACTGAAATGGAAATTAATGAAAATTAATTAAAATTATTAAAATTTATTAAAAATTAGTATAACTTCAAAAAAATTACTATATAATTTATAAAAATTTAAAATATTATTAAAAAATATAAATTAAAGAAAAATACATTAAATTATAATATTTATGTTCAAATTGATAATTTTAAATTTTTTTTATATTTATTTATATAATCATTAACATTTAAATTATTATTATCTTTGATATTCATATCAAAATTTTGTTTAATTAAAAATTTTGATATTTTAGTATTACTATGTTTAATAGCACACATTAGAGCTGTTTCTCCATTATTATTTTGAATATTTAAGCATGCACCATTTTTAATTAATAAAGAAATTGCTGATAATACTCCATTTCTTGATGCCATTATTAATGATGTATCTCCATTATTATTTTGTATATTTAAATCTGATTTTTTTTCAATTAAAATGTTAATTATTTTTTCACAATTATATTTGGAAGCGTACATTAATGCATTATTTCCACTATTGTTTTTAATATAAATTTTAGCATTATTTTCAATTAATACATTAAATATTTCTAAATTTTTACTATTTGTAGCATATATTAATGGTGTATTTCCATCAATATTTATTACATTTATATCAGCATTGTTGTTAATTAAAATTTTTAATATTTTTAAATATTTATATTTGCAAGCAAAAATAAGTGGTGTATTTCCATAATTATTTTTAATATCAATTTTAGCATTATTTTTAATTAACAGTTTAACTGTATTTATATTTTTATTAATTACTGCATACATTAATGATGTACTTCCTTCGTTATTTTGAATATCTATATTAGCATTATTTTTAATTAATAGTTCAATTATATCTATATAATTATTCATTGAAGCATACATTAATGCAGTATAACCATCATTCGTTTGAATATCTAAATTAGAATTATTATTTATCAATAATACTGCTATATCTAAATGATAATTTATTATTGCATATATTAAAGGTGTATAACCATCAGTATTTTGAATATTTAGATCAATATTTTCTTCAATAAAAATTTTAACGATACTAATATCTTCTTTAATTGCGTATATAAAACTTGTAAATATAATTTTATTATTAATAGTTATATTACTATATGCGTTTAATAATAATCTGATAGTTTCATAATTTCTATATAATATGGCGTAAACAAGTGATGTTTTATTATCAAATTCAATGTTTATATCAGCACCATTATTAAGTAAAATTTGCAATATATCATTATATCCATGCATTGAAGCATATATAAGTGCTGAAATTCCAGAGTTATTTTTAATATTTATATCAATATCATATTCAAGTATTTTTTCAACTAATTTAATATTTTTATTGTTTATAGCAAATAATAGTATTGAATCTCCATTATTAAATTGGAAATTTATATTAAAATTATTAATATGTAAAAATTTAGCAATATTATGTTTATCTTCAAGAATTGAATATATAAGTATTGGTAAATCATTAATAAGTATTTTTTTATCTATATTATTAATATTATCAATAAAATATTTAATATTGTTTGTATCAATCATATGTTTTAACATATTTTCGATATAGATATTTCCTCTACATAATGGACATTTAATATTATCGAATGAATTATTATTTAATAAGTTATTATTGATTAACGTTAATAAACATATACAATGAAAAGAATGACTACATATTAATGAAATATAATTTTTACTTGTATCAGTTATTTCATTTAAACATATTGAACAAATTTCATGTTCATGAATATTATTTATATTACATTTGAAACAAATATTATTTTCCATATTTTATATTTTTAACAATAATAATTATAAATAACAGTTTTAAAATATTTTTATCATTTTTTAAAATATAATTAGTTTAAATTTTTTATAAAAGAATATAAAGATAAAACTCTAATATTTATTATTAAATGGATATTATTAGTTTATCAAATAACTTAAATAAATGTGGTATTGTTGATAATAAAAATAATTTTAATATTTCTTCAAAAAAAGATTTATTAATGCAATCATTAATAAATTTTTTTGCGATTAAAGAAAATTTAGATAATGTAATTCCAATTATTACAGGAAAATCAAAAATTTCACTACGTATATTAGATTGGTTTGTAACAAATTATAGTAAAAAAAATAATATTACTTATCAATTAGAGTTAAATAAAAAAAATAAAACTTTCATTGTTTATTTAGATTATAAATCTCAACTAAAAGCATATTCTAAAAAACAGTTTGACCCATTTTGTCGTAGAGAACGTATTTCTTTTTTTGATCATAATAATAATGAACTCATTACAACTGTCGGGCAGTTAAATTTTTTTAGATGGGCAATTGAAAATAAAATTTTAGATTATATTATAGAAAATTTTGATGAAATTGAAAATGATATGAATAATAGTTTAAGAAATTTATATAAGAAAAATGATACTAATACAGGACGTAGAAAAAGAACAGAATTATCAATTAGTGCTACAAAAACTGTAAATAAACATGATGTAAGTATAGTGGTACAATTTGATTAGAATTTTATTTTTTATAAATATAAAAATATATTTATAAAATTAATATATATATATAATAATATAATTTTATATATAATTTTTTTTACTGAATTATATAAAATATATTAATATATAATATATTATGACTGACAAAATGAATTATATTAGTTCATCTTATAATGAACCAAATTTTAAACCATTTCAAAGTGGATGTTCAATGTGTTATCCATCAAAAGATTATACTTCTACAAGTGGAATGAGTGGAGGTTCTGATCAAAAATTAATTTCAAATTTACCTGGAAAAAATATATATAAACCAGTTAATTATAAAGTTTCAATGAATAAATTAATGAAAGATAATTACGGAATTAGTTTTAAAACATGTGGTGGATCTAAAAAATTAAGTAATAAATCTTTAACAAAAATGGTTTCTAATATGGTAAAATATACAAATAAAAAAGGTGGTGATTCTGAAATAATGAATGCGGAAGAATCATCTTCTATAATAGGTGGTAAAAAGAAAAAAAATAAAAAAGGAGGTGATTCCGAAATAATGAACACGGAAGAAGCATCTTCTATGATGGGTGGTAAAAAGAAAAAAAATAAAAAAGGTGGTGATTCTGAAACAATGAATACTGAAGAATCATCTGCTATGATGGGTGGTAAAAAGAAAAAAAATAGAAAAGGTGGTGATTCTGAAATAATGAACACGGAAGAATCATCTTCAATGATGGGTGGTAAAAAGAAAAAAAATAAAAAAGGTGGTGATTCTGAAACAATGAATACTGAAGAATCATCTGCTATGATGGGTGGTAAAAAGAAAAAAAATAGAAAAGGTGGTATTAGTACAAAATATCCAATTCCATATGTAAGTAGCGCACCAATAACATCTATTCAAAGAGGTGTTGATAATGGAGTTAATAAAGTACAATCTTTTTTAAAAAATTTAAAAAAAGATTATATTAATTCTGTTCAAAAAGTATCTAGTATTAAAATAGGTAACCAACGTTTAATACAAGGTGGAAATGGTTCTGACTTTGTATCTACATTAAATTCTAGAGGTCCATCAAATGCACCTGATACTTATTGGGGTGTAGATGGTGAAAAATGGTTTCGTCAATTTAATAAATCTGGAAATTATATTCCAAATTCACAACTTGCTAAAGCAGCTACACCAAAATTATTATCCGATAATATAAATGAAAAAGTAATTGGATATAATAGTTTTGAATCTAATTTTTCTCCAATTACTGGTGGTAAAAAAACAATTAAAAAAAAAGAACAGAAAAAAACAATTAAAAAAAAAGAACAGAAAAAAACAATTAAAAAAAAAGAACAGAAAAAAACAATTAAAAAAAAAGAACAGAAAAAAACAATTAAAAAAAAAGAACAGAAAAAAAAATAAAAATATAATTATTTTTTATATTTAAGATTTAGTATAAATTATATGATGATTGATAATTTATTGTTTTTAAATCATTTGGTAATATATATTCATCTATTTGAAAAAAATCAGCAGGAATATAACCATAACTTTTTTCATCTATAGAAGTTTTATCAATAAAAAGTTTACTCATTTTATATATATGAACATTTAGTAATTCATGAAGAACTTTAATAGATTTATTAAACTTTTCATAAGTTATAGTTGATGTTGGTATTAAATATATCATTGAAGAGAGTTCATTTAGTGCTTTATTTTTTTCAATAATTACTGATTGAAAATTTTCTAAAAAACTATGGCTAATATTTTTAGACTCAAAACTTAGTTTTAATAATGAATTAATATTTCTTAAACAATTAGAATAAGATTGAATATTTTCTTGAGTATATTCTTTTATATTATACATTAATGATGATATTAGTGGGTCATAATATAAGTAAGATTTTTTTTGATATAAACCATTATTATCACCAAAGTTTAAAATATCACCTTTAATTACTTTTTGTCCATTATACATAATATTATTTAAAAAATTTAGTTCATTATTTTTTGTAAATGTAAATTTTAAAAATGAACTATAATTATTATATGATAACATATAAACAACAATTACTGATACTAATAAAATAAAAATTTCATTTGGACCAATATTTTTATTTTTAAATAATCCATAAATAATAATTACTATAAAAAAATAAAATAATAAACTATTAGAAGGTAAAGTACTTAATACTTTATATGGATTTATTAAAAATTCATCTTTATATTTTATTAACTTATTAATTTCATTATTAGTATTGTTTGATTTAGTTAAATATTTATCTATTATTATATCTGACATAATTAATAATTATATTTTTTTCTTAATAATAAATATATATAATGAGTTTATTTTTTAAAAAAAATATTAAAAAAATATCAGTTAATGGGAAAACAAAGGTTGAATTTGATATTTATAAAAAAAATAATCATAAAATTACAGAAATTTATGGTAATATAAATAATAATGGAAAAGTTCGAATTAAAAAATATAAAGAACAACCTATAATAACTAAACCTAAGTTATATACTATTAATATGAGTCAAATTAAATCATTATTAAATGATAAAAAGCACATTAATGATAAAAAGCACATTAATGATAAAAAAATTATTAAAACAATAAAATATGATATATTTAAAGAAAATAGTAAAAATAAAAATACAAAAAAATCTAGTGTAAAGAATGAAAAATATAATGAAAATAAAAAAAAAGTTATTGAAAAAAAGGAAAAAGCTACTGAAAAAAAGGAAAAAGTTACTGAAAAAAAGAAAAAAGCTACTGAAAAAAAGGAAAAAGCTACTGAAAAAAAGGAAAAAGCTACTGAAAAAAATGAAAAAGCTACTGAAAAAAATGAAAAAGCTACTGAAAAAAATAAAAAAGATACTGAAAAAACTATTAAAGAAAGGAAAAAACTACTGAAAAAAAAAAAATATAATGAAAAATAATAATGAAAAATAATTATCTTTTATATAAATAAAAGTAATGATATATAAAAAAATAAATCACTCTAAATTAAAATTATTATTTTTAAATATATTAATTTTTAGTATATTATATTTAATTTTAGATGATTCTAATTTTAATGGTATTAATATAGTAGAAGATAAAATAGAGGATAAAATTTTAACAAAAGAAGTTGAAAAAAAAGTTAATGATATAGAAGTATTTAATAATAAAGAAATAGCATCTAAAGAAAATATTAAAAAAGCACAAGAAGATATTAATATAAGTAAAATTAAACCTAGTTTTTTTATAATATATTTTAATAGATTATATTATTCTGTAACATCAGCATGTTTATTAGGATTTGGTGATATATACCCATCTTCATTATATTGTAAATTATTAACTATGATTCAATCATTGATTACAGTATCTATTATTGTTTATTAAATTTTTTAAAATTATATTATATATTTTTATTCATAAAAATATATAATATAATTTTAAAAAATGATTAATTTTATATTTAAATAATAAATATTATATATTAAATAATATATATTAAGATAACTATTTTATATTAATATTATAATGAATGATAATAACGTTTTTTCAATTCAAACACATAGTGATCAAAAAATTCAATGGGGAAATTTAAATAGAAATCATGATGATGATATAACTATTAGTAAATTAATAAGTGAAGCAGTTTATAAAAAATTTGAAACATTAACATTATCGATTAAGTTTAATGATATAATTATTATTGAATTTAATAAATTTTTAAAAAATAATAATTTACCTACATATATTAATATTGATAATATTAATAAAAATGAAAAAAATGAAAAAAAATTAAAAAAAAATAAAATATCGAATAAAGATAAAATTAAACTTGAAATTGAACAAAATAGTATTAAAAAAAAATTTATTGATTTTTTAAATTATATAAAAATTGAGTATAATTTTCCTACTATAAAAGCAAATCCATTAGAATGTTTTTTTAATATTATTTATTGGACAATTTATTTATTAAATAATCAGTTTTCTATTCCAATTAAGATTATGTATGATAATGCTATTTCATTGAGTAGAATGACTACTGAATATGAACCATATATAGATTCTCATATTTTTAAAGAAAATTTAAATCTAATTAAAAAGATTGAAAATATTATCAAAATTAAAGAAGATAATTATAGGATGAAATTAATTAATTTATATCCTGAATTAATTTATGCTTCGTATTGGGATAAAAATAAACCTAATTCAATTAAACTATTTAAAGAACAAAAACAAATGTTAGATACTGTAATGGAACATATTATTAACAATAAATCTTTATTATTATTTTACTGGGTACCTCCTGCAAATGGAAAAACACTAATATGTACAATATTAGTTAAATTGGTCAGTAAATATAATTTAGATACTAAAAAAAATATAGAAGAAGAAAACAGAAAAAATAAAAAAAATAATGAAAATACTGATATTATTAAATTTCAAAAAAAAAGTATTCTTTATATTTGCTATAATGATATAGTTCGAAATAGTGTTTCTCAATTATGTACAACTCATGATGTAGATATTAAGTTTTGGTTTGCTAATTATCATAAAGATATGTTTAAAGATTATCATATTGTTGATTTTCGTCCATATAAAAATTGCTTTCCTGATTGGAGAAAAATTTCTTCATCTAAAAAATTACAAAAGCGTGATAAAAAAAATGAAGATAAATTATTTAGTCCAAATGTAAAAGAACAATGGAATGAATATTTAGAAAGAACAAGACTTAATAATGACCGTGAAAATGGAGAATTAACAATTGATGAATTAGAAAATGCAGATAATATTCCAGAAATGGTTATAGCAGATTTAATGTCTGCTGAAATTATATTAAAAGAATTTCCTGATTTATTCATTCCTTATTTTGATGAAGCATTTGCTGCTTCGAATGAAATGATAAATGCTAAAATCATGTCTATATTACCTAAAGTTTCAATATTAGTATCTGCTACTCTATCTTATCCTGAAGAAATTCCAAATACAATTCAAAATTTTAAAATAAGACATTCTATTGAAAATAATGATTTTATTTCATTAATTAAAAATGATATTCAATTAATAAATTGTGATTTTATTGGTCCTGAAGGAGAAATTATTTCACCTCATCATTTGGTAAATAATATTGGAGAATTAAATATATTTATACAACAATTAAAAAAATATCCGATTATACAAAGAGGTTATTCTAATAAAATTGTTAATGAAATGTATTCAAAAATAGAAAATATTTTACCAAGTGAATTAAAAATAAAGAAAAAATTTCCATCACTTGGACATTTCAGTAATTCTAATTTAAGAGAATATGGAATGGAACTTATTGAATTCATATCTAATTCAAATAATCAAGAATATTTTAATATGATTAATAAGATTTCAATTAAAGTAATTCAGAATAATACAATAGAAAATATGATAACACATAATTCTTTTTATTATTATGATAAAAATACATTACATGTTTCAAATAGAAATGATTTTATGAATTATGTTAATGAAATATCAAATGAATTATTAGAAGGTTCTCCTAAATTAAAAAATATTATTTCAAAATATGAAAAACAAAAAGAAGAAATAACTAAAAAGCTTGAAATTTTTGAAAAAAATAATCGCGATGAAAAACATTATGTTGATATTAAAGATTGTGAAGTAGAATTATCAAATTTAAAAATTCAATATTCAGAAGAATTTATATGGAATTCTTATTCATTTTTAAAAAAATTTAATAATCATAATAAAATTGATACATATAACAAACCATTAATTGATATGGATGTTATTAAAAAATTAGATGATTTATCAGCAAAGTTATTTTTAAGTCATATTGGTGTTTACAATCAATCAAATATGAATTTATATGAAATGGATACTTTCCTCGCATATAAAGATATTTTTAAATTTATTATGTCTGACCCTTCTATTATTTTTGGAACAAATATTAATATTACATTGATTGATATTAATGAAAATATGAGTTCAATTATGACTAGAAATAAAATGTATCAAATGATTGGACGTGCTGGAAGAATTGGAAAAAGTTCAAGTGCATCTGTTATTTTTAGATCATGGGATTTATTTCGTATTATTATTCATGAAGATGATATAAATATTGAAGCTCAACAAATTGAGGAAAATATTAAAAAAATTATTTAAAAAATTATTATTACATAAAAAATCTATAATTTTATTCTTTATATTATATTTTATACTATATTTTATATATAGTTTATATTTTTTTTATTTTTTATTTTTTATAATAAGTATGAATAAGTTATCAATTAAAGATGTTACTATAATTAATAAAAATAAAGAATTTTATAAAGTATTAAAATTAGAAAATAAAAATAATAAGTTTATTTTATACATATGTAAAAATGATTATTCAGAAAATAAAAGTAATTTTGAAAAATTAAGTTTTGATAATAATATTGATATAATACCTAAAAAAAAAGCCACCCAATTAAATTTAAATATAATAAATAATGATGAAAAATTTTATCTTAAGTTTAACGAACAATATGTATATTATTTAAAATCTGATAAAATTATTATGAATGACCCTAATTATAAATTAATATTAAGCAATGGAAAATTATATGATTTTATTGATATTAATAATAAAAATACCGATAATAACTTGAGCTTAAATAAAAATGATATAGAAGCATTACAATCAAAAGATAATAATATAGAAGAATTACAATCTTGTGAAAATATTAAAGAAGATAATATTATTGAAACATTACGACCAGAAGATATTATTAAAGAAGAAAATATTATTGAAACATTACAACCAGAAGATATTATTAAAGAAGAAAATATTATTGAAACATTATATTTAGATGATAATATTAAAGAAGATAATATTATTGAAACATTACGACCAGAAGATATTATTAAAGAAGAAAATGTTATTGAAACATTACGACCAGAAGATATTATTAAAGAAGAAAATATTATTGAAACATTATATTTAGATGATAATATTAAAGAAGATAATATTAAACAAAAATTATTAAAAAATAATTTATTTTTAAATGAAGAATATAATAAAAGTTCAAATGATACAGAAAATATTTTAAAAAATTTAAAAAGTACATCTATTGAAATTTTAGTAGATAATAAAAAAAAGAGTTCTTCTATTAAAAAATCTAAAAAAATAATAAATAAAAATACAGTAAATATTTTTGAAAATAATGAAAATAATGATGAAACTAAGAATGATGTTAAAGATGAAAATTTAAAAGAAAATAAAGATGAAACTAAGAATGATGTTAAAGATGAAAATTTAAAAGAAAATAAAGATGAAACTAAGAATGATGTTAAAGATGAAAATTTAAAAGAAAATATCATTAAAGAAAATATATCAAATAATTTAAAACTAAATAGTGAGTCAGATAAAACTGTAGAATTTAAAAATAATATTATTCAACAAAATATAGAATCTACAGTAGAAATAAATAAAGAAAATAATGATAAAAATTATAATATTGAAAAAATAGATCATACATCAATTCATAATACAATTTATAATAATAATGATAATAATAATAATAATGATAATAATAATAATGATAATAATAATAATGATGATAAAAAAGTTGAATTAAAAAAAAATATATATACTGATATTGAAAAAATAAACAATGAAATAATTGATGAAGATTTATTTAGTTTAGATAAAATATTAAATGATTTTAATCAATATTTTACTACACAACCTATTCAAAATAATAAAAATTTATCAAATTCTATAATAGATTCAAAAAGTAATAATTTTGAAATTAATGATAGTTTAAAATTAATTAAAAAAAATATTATTTATAATAATCAAGAATTTAATATAACTTTACAAACATTAAAAAAATCAAATATTAATATTACTAATTTATTTAAAACAAAAATCTATAATGAAAATATTATCAAATATAATAATATTTCATTACTAATAGAAAATGAAAATAGTAGTTATTTATTTTTATTTATTAATAAACCATATTTAATTAATAAAGTAGATAATTCTATTATAGTCACTAATTTAAAAAATTTAAAATCAATACAAATATTTAATAATCAACATTTACTATTAAATAATAATTCATTTTATTTAACTGAAAATTGTTCAATTATTATACCATTAATTGTAAAAAAAGAATTAAATAACAAAACTGGATATATTAATCATTATTTTTTACCAAATATTTAGAAAAATAATATATAAAAATATATAATATATTATATAGTATATAATTATATATAATAATATATTATAATATATAATAACATTAAAATGATTAATATATTAGTCTGGCAAGTATTAACTTGGAAAATATTTCATATATTAACATTAGATTATAAAGAAGAAAATAGAGTACATTTCATAAATTTTTTTGAAGCATTTAAAACAATTATACCATGTAGTATTTGTCGTGAACATTATGATATAAATATTAAAAAATATAATTTAAATAATGAAAGTAATTTTTTTAATATGACAGTTAAATTACATAATAGTGTTAATAAAGTTCATAATAAAAATATTTGGCCTATACAAAAAGCATTAAATCATTATAAAAATAATAATTTAGATAAAAATATGATAAAATTATTTTTATTAAATTATATTTTTTTTAATTTTAAAAAAGGTCCTAATAAAACAAATCAACTAATTAAAATGATTCATTCTTTCATTCATTTGATTCCTCAAAATAATTTAAGAAATAAGTTAATTGAATTTAAAAATAAATTTCCACTTAATCGTGATACTTTTAAAAAATGGACTTATACAATGTTATTAATAGTTAACAAAGAAATTTAATTAAAAAGTTAAGTTTATTTTATATTTATAAGTAATAAAAATATAATAATAAAGTTAAAATCATATAATTTATTTAATTAATAAATTATATGATTGTATTTTGTTTTTTAACATATGAAGATATTATTCCTTTTCATTTATGGAATAATTTTTTCAATAATATAAATACAGAAAAATATTGTGTATTTATACATCCAAAATATAAAATAAATCCACAATTATATAATTTTCAAGTACATCAAATCAAAAATAAGATATTAACCGTTACTAAATCACATATATCTATAGTGCAAGCAACTTTACAATTATTACGTGAAAGTTATTATAAATGCACTAATGGAACCCACTTTATTTTTTTAACACAGCATTGTATACCTCTTTATTCCTTTAAAGTATATGAACAAATATTAATGAATTCGAATAAATCAATTATTTCATATATTAACCATAACTCTAAAGAAAGATATTATCAAATGGATAGGAAAATACACAAATATATAAATTATAATCAATTTATTAAGCAACAACCCAATATGATATTAATTAAACAAGATGTTTATGATTTTATTACACATGATTTTACTTCATATTTTAAAAATATGATGTGTCCAGATGAACATTACTTTATTAATATGTTATTATATATTTTTAAAAAAGATATTATACGTCAACAAACACATTTTTGTAATTATAATTTAAGACATACCCAATCACTAAACTTTAATCAATTAAATATAAATAAATATTTAATTGATAATATTAGAAAAAGAGGGTTTTTATTTATGCGCAAAATTACATTTAACAGTTTTTCACAAGAATTTATTCAATATTTATTTAATAATAAATAAATATATAGATATAGCACAAATAATTATTTAATTATTCATCATTTAATAGATCATTAATTTCTAATAATCTATTATATTTTTCAATACGTTCACCGCGACATAAACCACCAATTTTAACATATTGAGCACCAACTCCAACTGCAATATCAATTATAAACGCATGATTTGTTTCACCAGAACGATGAGAAACAATAACTACATTATCATTATGTAGCATTTTATTAGCACTTTCAATAGATTCACTAATCGTACCAATTTGATTTACTTTTAATAATAAACTATTTGCCCATTTATGTTTAAGTCCTTCTTCAATATATGTTATATTAGAACAATATAAATCATCACCTACAATATTAATTGGATTTTTTCTTTGTTCATTCAATTTACTAAATTCTATCCAATGTTCATAATCTTCTTCTTCAAATGGATCTTCAATACTTTTAATACAAGGGTATTTAGATAATAAATTATCATAATATTGAACAAGTTCTTTTCCATTTAAAAATAGATCTTTTTCAATTTCATATAATTTTGTTTCTTTATTATAAAATTCACTTGATGCACAATCTAAAGCAATAAAAACATCATCATTCGATTTTAAATTTGAATTTTTAATTGCTTCTTCTAATAATGATAATGCTTGTTCATTTGTTTTAATTCCACATGGTACAAAACCTCCTTCATCACCTAAATTTGTTGATTCTTTACCATATTTTTTAATTAAACATTTTTTTAATTGAAATGTTACATCATATAATATTTGAATTTGTTTTTGAATATTATATTTTTCATTTGGAAATATCATAAATTCTTGTATTTGTAATCCACCAGAACCATGCTTCCCTCCATTTAAAACATTTGCGAGAGGCGTAGGAATAAATAATGGTTTTTCATTTTTAGATATTGATTGAATATATTTATATTTTTCAATTTGTCTTAAATTAGAAATAACATCTAATATACAAAATGATAAAGCTGTAGTAGTATTTCCACCAATATTTGTTTTATTTGAAGTATTATCTAAATTAATTAATTGTTTATCAACATTATATAAATTTAATATATTTTCTTCTTTTAATAATAAATTATTATTTAAATAATTAACTTTTTCTAATGAGTTATATATTGTTTTTCCATTAAAAAGAGATTTATCTAGATCACGCATTTCATATGCCTCTTTTGAACCACATGATGCACCACTTGGACTTGAACCACGTCCAATAATTTTATTTTTTTGATCTTTACAAATTATTTCTACAGTAGGATTTCCACGACTATCAAGTATTTGTCTTCCAATTAATTTATAATTATTTAAATAAGTATATTCCATTTCTTTCAAATTTAGTTTTAAAAGAGAACCTGTTGGAATTTCACATGTTTCAATAGTATTTTCATTTTTAATTTTTAAATGTACTAATAGAGCACGAATACTATTTCCATGAGCAATAATTAAAACATTTTTATGTTGTGATTTTGGATATATATAATCATTATAATAATTTCCAACACGTATTTTTACTTCACATAAACTTTCACCATTAGATGGTTTATAATAATAAGATCTTCTTAAATTATGTACAAATTCATTACCATGTTCTTTTATGATTTCTTCTTTATTTTTTCCAGTAAAATCACCATAATTACGTTCATTTAAATTTTTATGATTTAAAACAATAATTTTATTAGTATTTGAAATTTCATTAGTTATAATATTTGCTGTTTGAATTGTTCGTTTTAAATCACTTGTAAAAATAATTTCAATATTTAAATCTTTTACTATTTGAGCAACATTAAACGCTTCTTTTTTACCATTTTCATTTAAATCTACATCAGTCCATCCAGTAAATTTATTTTCAAAATTCCATACAGATTGACCATGTCTTAATAAATAAATCATATTATAGTATAGTATAGTATACTATACTATGATTATTTTAAATATATTTAATATTTTATTATTTAATATTTTATTATTTAATATTTTATTATTTCGATACATCAAAATATAATATACATAATTATTAATTTATAATTATATGTATAAAACAAAAATAATTACTCATAGAGATGTGTGCTTTAGATAATTTAGAACATTCATGGAAAGAATTTGAAACATGTATAGAAAAATCTTATATAAATGGTATTAAATTTGATATACAATTTACCAAAGATGATGTTGCGGTAATTGTTCATGATATGACAATTTTAATTAATAATCAAATTTATTTAATATGTGAAACATATTACCATGATTTAGAAAAATATGTTATTTCATTATAATAACTTCTGAATTTTGTACAAGGAAAGAAATAAATATAGCTGTCAAATAATTATTGTAGATGAAAGTTATACAACTAAAACTTGTGGTTCATGTGGAAAAATGAATGATTTTGTTGGAAATATTAATATTTTAATAAAAATACAAAATAGGACTTAATTAACCCTTTAAAAAAAGACAAAAATCAAACGTTAATTATATATTAAGTTACGATTTTTGCAATTTTAATGTTCTGATTATCCAATGATAATAAATTAGTATAATAAAAATTATTTTAGTATAATAAAAATTTAAATAATATTAATTATTAATATTATGGAAAAAATTTTACTATTAAATAATTATGATTGGAATAAATATTTAGAAAAATATAGCGATTTTACAAAGAACAATATTGATAATGAAATAAAAGCATTAGAACATTATATTAAATTAGGTAAACAAGAAAAAAGAGAAATATTTCATAAAAAAAGTTCTCAATTTGTTAATGAAGAAATAGATGAAGATTTATTTAATAATTATAATTGGCAAGAATATATAAAAAATAATATTGACCTAAAAAATAATAATTTAAAATCAGATTTTGATGGATATAATCATTATAAAAAATATGGTAATAATGAAAATAGAGTTATTTTTCCGAATTTAATTGAATATATAGATCATAATTTATACAATAAATATTTAGAAAATATAAATAAAATGAATATACATATTGATGATTCAAATATAAATAATATAAATAAAATAGTTCCTAATTTAAAATTACAATCAATTCCTTATTCAGAAAGTAAATATATTATTAGTTCTAAGTTACCTTGGGGATATTATTCAACATCAGGTATTCAAAGGATTATAAATACATATAATGATACAAAAAAATATATTATAGTATTTTTAATTTCAGATTGTTCTGATATATTAAATATTCCACAAAATATGATTATATTTAGAACAAGTTTATATAAATCACAAAGACAAAAAAATGAATTTGTATTACCATATGTATGGGAAAAAATAAATAAACAATTTAATATTTTAAAAAAAACTAAAAATCCAATTATTGGTTTTTATGGAAAATTAGATGATTATAATAAAAAATTTATTGATATATTGGAAAATAATAATAATATAAATTGTAATTTTATCATTAATGAAGATTTTTTAGATGAAAGACAAAATGATCCTAATTTAATTGAAGAATTATCTAATAATATTATTACATCACATTTTGTAATATGTAATAGATTTCGCTGCAATTTTTCAACAATGTTTTATCAAACTTTATCTGCAGGTAGAATACCTATTATTATAGATACAGATATGATATTTCCATTTGAAGATGAAATTGATTGGAACTCTTTTATAGTATGTGAAAAAGATGAAGAAGAAGTTATTAAAAAATTACTATATTGGTGGAATAATAAAAATATTGAAGAAATTCAGCAAAAATGTAAATATATATATGATAATTTTATAGATCAAAAAATATTTTTCAATAAAATATTAAATGATATTTATATAAATAAAATAAAATTTAATAGTAAAATAAAATTTTAATAGTAAAATAAAATTTTAATAATAAAAATAAAATTTATATAATAAAAAATATATTATACATTAAAATATATTTTGTAAACAAATTATGTATCATTTTAATCAAATAAAGTTTCTGCATCTGGATCATTGATTATATCTTCTTCAAAATCATCTCCCAATAAATTAATATCTTCATCATCTGGTAGATTTTCTATTTTTTCATTTAATGAATATTTTTTATTTTCTATTATTAATGATACTTTTTCTTTATTTAATGCCTTAAACCATTGCTTAATATTAGCATTTCTATTTTTTTTATTTGTTTGTTCTCGTACAATATCTTCTATAATTGTTTCTGGTTTATTCATAACTAATTCGAATATTTGATAAACTGGTTTTTGTATTTGATTTGTCAAATAATAATTGTAATCAATTTTTAAATTTTTTTCATTAATATATTGAGGATGTTCTATGGTATCTCCTTGTATTAATTTTGTTGATAATGGTTTTTTACACTTATCATGATGAATTACCATATATTTATCTTTACGAATATTATGCTTTTTATAACATTTTTTACAATAATTACCAAAACATGTTGTACAATATTCTAAATTATCTTTATCTTCATTTTCACGTGTTCTACAAAATCGGCACATTTTATAACATTGTATTCGATGATTTGATAAATGATGTGGACAAAATAAATTCATACAGTTCACACATTTGGTTTTAACTGGATTAATTTTAACATTACATATTGTACATAATAAATTACATGTATCAATAAAACAATATGGAATACGGTCATTTGATTGTGGTTTATTTCCAGGATCTCTTTCTCCCATTCTATCGGCTAATACTTTATGAGCAATTAATGTAGGATTACTATAATCTGTTTTAACTGTTTTACTAATTACTAATTGTGATATATCTACATTACCTTCTAATAAATCTTTAACTGAATTTTTAAAAAATTTCTTAGAATCTTCCACGTTTCTTTTATTTAAAATAATATCAATTACTCCTCCATAAATAGTTTTAACAATTGGAGCATTATCTCTTCTTTTTAAAACAATGCCCATAGATGTTTGTTTATATTTATTTAAATCAAACTCATATTTATTACCAAAATACCGCTTTTTTGAAAATATACAAAACGGCCAAAATGTTTTTTCATATTCAATATTTTGTGGTGCTTTCATATGACTATTTATATGTGCTGCTGCTTCTTCACCAATAATAATTGAATGTTCTAATAAATCTTTTTCATCTAATTTTTTATCTGGAAATCTTTTTTTTATTGTATCTGTAAAATTTACAAAAATAGAATCTGTATTTTTTACAATTAGTTGTCCAATTCCGGCTTGAAAATTTCCTGTTTCTGTTTCAATATCATAAACATATGCATTGTTATTAATTAAAGTAATATATTCTACATCAATAATATTATTATTTAAACTATTCAAATGTAATTTATGCATATTATTATAACTAAAATATTTTTTCATTGTTTTTTCTATATTTGTATATTTTTCAACAGATTTAAATAAATAATATAAACATTGATAAAACAATTTTGATTTTTGTTGTAATTTACCATCGTAATTTATAAATAAATCTACAAATTTAACTCTTTCATCAAGTGTATTATTTAAAATTTCATAAGGAATAACATCAATTAATCCCATAAATAAATCTTCTATAATCATTTTCATTTCATATTTACTTTTTTGCATATATTTCGCATTTGTACTAAAAATTTCAGGAAAACCATACAATAGTTCTGTATTTGTATTACATTCTTGTGGTTTTATAATTTTTTTATTTATATCTAATAATGAATGATCTTCAGTAACATCGACAATACCCAGTGGTGTAATTACACGGTACATTTTTTTTATTGTTTTATGACGAATAACGCGATTAATTTTAGACCATCCATTTGATGTCCAAATTAAATAATCAGTAAATGTCTGTTGTTTATTACTACGATTACTATCAAATGGTTTAAATTCTTTATAATCAACCCATTCATTATTTAAATCTTCAATTGTTGAAAAACAAACAAATCCATTTTTCATTAACATTAATGGTGTATCACCTGATACAGAATCACCATACGTTAATTTAGAACCTTCAAATTTAGCTAATGTTAAATCACGTGCTGTAATAACCATACGTCTTCCAGTCGAAGTTGTAGATGCTGCTAATTCTTTATAACATATTGGACTTGTAGTTGCTCCAACTTGTCCATATAAAGAATTACAAGTAACTTTATATGCTAATTGAAGACCATCTAATACACTAACTTGAAAATCGTTATTTGTAATTTCAGTTTTAATAATTGATTTTTTTGGAAAATATTTCACTCCTAATTCTAAATTATTAATTTCAATGGTTTCATCTTCTTTTTCTTCATATAAACCTTGATAATTTGTTCCATCGTCAAAATAAACAGTTTTATATTTCATTATTTTACGCGTATCTTTACGTGCTTTTAATAATTTTCTTAATATACGTGGTAATACTGATTTTTCACCATTATCCAATTCCGCAAATCTACATATTTTATAACCAACTTTTTGTTTATCATCACCAACACCTTGAAATGTATCATATTCAATATCAATATAATGATATCCTTCTAAGTCTTGATATTGATAATCGATCGTATCTTTAATTAATTCATAACTATCAGGTTCATTTTTTAATTTTTTCGGTTTTAAAACATATTCTTTATAACCTAAAATAGAATCATGTGATATATTTTCTGCAATCATGGAAGAAGGATATAATGAATTATAATCCATTACTACAACTGGTTCAAAATATACACCTGGTGTAGGAACAAACACAATAGCTCCTTCATAAGAACTTTTATCAATATCATCAGGTGATAAATCTTTAATAATAAAATTCTCATCATTGCAAAATTTAACAACTAATGAAAAAATTTTAATACCCTGACCACGTGTAAATAAATAGGAAAATGGTACGATACAAACATTGGCCATACCTAAATTATTTGTAATAATTTGTAATTTATTCATTAATTCATTAACTAATATACAATCTTGAACACAGTATACTGCTATTTCTTTAATTTTATCAGATGTTCCTATACGATAATTTTTAAATAACTCATGTGGGCTCAAATCTACCTTTTGTTGTTTCATAAATGTTTTTGCTACATTATCTAATTTATAAGAATCTAATTTATAGTCACGTTGAACGACTTTTAATAAATCAATTTGAACTATTCCTTCAATATCAATAAATTTTAATATATTTTGACCAAGAGCACTTGATGATAAATCTTGTACGGTTAATTCATTTTTATGTTTATCACTAATTTTAATTCTATTTAATTTTCTAAATAATATATGTAAACAGTTACATAATTTAGCACGTTCATAAATATATTCCCAATCAAAACCCCAAATATTATATCCTGTCATAATATCTGGGTCAATTTTTTCAATAAATTTTGCCCATCCAATAATTAATTCACGTTCATCGTCATATGATTCTACATCTACGCCTTCAATTGGTTCACAATCTTTTAGCGTACATATGTATTGATATACACATTTATTTGTACCATATTCATATACTGTAGTACCAATCTGTATCATTTCGTCTTCTTTACGTGTTGCTTTCGGAAAACTACCATCAGAACTAGTACATTCTATATCAAATGATGCTACTAAATAACATGCTATATCTTTAATGTTCGAACGATGAATTTTATCATAAGAGCACTTAATTTCTATTTGACATCGTGTCTCTTTATTATTTTTGACAAATTCATATTCTTTTGATTGTATTATACACCATCCTGCTGGTTCAATATTTTGTGTATGATAAAATCGTAATAATGGATTAACTTTTGTTTCATAAATTTTATTAGAAAAATCAAATTCTTCTTCAAAACGTTTAATATAAATTTTTTTTTCTTTTAATACACGTAAAAATGAATAATAACAAGACTGATTTTTAAATTCAAAATATCCATATTTAAATAGTTTATTATTTGTAAATCCATAAAATTCTTTTTTTTCTAAAACTTGAAATAAACCAAATCCTTCTTGTGCATATTCAGGTATTTCTTTCATAATTTCATTTTTTAATATCTTTAATTTACGATTATCCCATGTTTCAGGAATTTTAATATAAAAATAGGGTTTAAAATTATTAATACGTATACTGATGGAATTTCCTTTATCAGTAATACCATATCCTTGTATCATTAAACGTTTTACTTTTTTTTTATAATTTGTTTCTTCTTCATTTTCTTCTATATTATCTTCATTTTCTTCTTCATTTACATATACATCATATGATTTCCAGTCACATATTTGAAAAATAATATTTTGACTATTATTTTTTATAAAATCAATATTTCGTAACATAATTTATATTATAATTATTATAAGTTTTGAATTAAATTTCTTTAAATCATTTTTTAAATTTTTTTTAATTAATATTTTTTAAAATCATTAATGATGTAAATCATTTTTTAAATTTTTTAATTATTAATTATTTTTTAGGTCCAACCTGAATAGTACCTGAAATTTCACGTTTAATTAAGCATTGTGTATTATTACTAATTGCCATTTTAATATAAAGATTAAACTTATATTTTTAATATTTAAAATATATATTATTCTATAATTACAACATTATTTAAAAAAAAAATTTCGTGTCAATTTTTTTTTACTTAAATAAATAAATTTATATTATATATTATGAGTAAAATAATATGTGGTTTAAATAATCGTGGAAATACATGTTTTTTAAATACTTGTATTCAATTATTAATTAATGTAAATGATTTATCAGATTATTTTATATCAAATAATTATTTAATTGATTTAAATAGTAACTTTAAACAAAAAAATTTACAGAAAACAAAGGACATAAATATATCATATTATTATGCTGAATTAATTAAAGAAATGGCAAGCTCTAATAGTAAAATAGTTGATCCAGTAATGTTTCATAAAAATATTCAAAAAATTGATGAATCGTTTTCTGGTTTTGGACAACAAGATACTCAAGAAATTATGATATTATTACTAGACTTATTAAATGATGGATTAACTTATGATATTGAAATGAATTATAAAGGAAATATTGAAAATGATTATGATAAAATTATGGTAGAATCTATTAATTATTTTAAAAAAAATTTACAGAATAAATATTCTATTGTAATTGATTTATTTCATGGAATGTTTGTTAATATAGTGTATAATAAAAAAAATAATAAAATATTATCTAAAAATTTTGAATGTTTTAATATGTTAACTTTATCTTTACAAAATGGAGATTTATATAATATGTTAGACCATTTTTTTATAAATGAAAACTTAGAAGATAAATATTTAGATGATAATACAAAAAAATATTATGATGCGTCAAGGCAAATAAAATTAATTAATGCTCCAAAATACTTAATTATTGTTATTAAAAAATATAATGATAATAAAAAAAAAATAAATAACATAATCGATATTCCATTACAAAATTTAGATTTAACAAAATATTCTATGGGTTATGATAGCTTTGACTGTTTATATGATTTAATCAGTATTGGATGTCATACTGGAAATTTAAATTTTGGACATTATTTTTCAATTTTATTAAAAAATAATACATGGATTTGTATTAATGATAATGAAATATCTAATTTTGATATGATTAAACAAAAAAATATAATTAATACATATGGATACATATATGTTTACAAAAAAAAAAACTAAATTTTTAATAAATAATTTTGAAAAAATAAAATATATAAATAATATATGGATAAGAAAAATTTTAATAAAAGTTTTTTTGAAAATAAAACTCCAGTTAATAATTCACCTAAATCATCATTTTCAATTAGCAAATTATTAATTGTTTTATTTATTATATTAATTATTTTAATTATTATTTATGTTGTTATATGTTTAGTTAAATATAATAATATAAATTGTTATAAAAAAAAAAGCTTTTCAAATTATTTATTTGACTTTAATAATTCTAATGTTTGTTTATTAGATAAAGCACCTTATACTCCACCACCTAAGAAAGATGCACCTATAATTCCTAAGCCAACACCATTAAAAGAAACCACATCAGAACTATCAAAATTATTAGGAAAAAAAGAAGTATTTCATATTGGAAATCAAGATTATACGTATAAACAAAGTCAATGCAAATGCAGTTCTTATGGCTCGCGTTTAGCAACAACTAATGAAGTAAAACAAGCATATAATAATGGTGCTAATTGGTGCACATATGGATGGACCGAAGGGCAAAATGCTTTTTATCCTGTGCAGAAATGTTATTATCAATCATTAAAAGAAAAAAATGCATCTAACGAAAATAATAATGATGATTTCTTAGAAAATTCAGATAAATATTGTGGAAAACCTGGTTTAAATGGTGGTTTTTTTGCTAATCCAGAATTAAAATTTGGTGCTAATTGTTATGGTGTTAAACCAAAAGGTTCTGTTGTAAAATTAAAAAATCCTGATATATGTCCTGAAAAAAGTTTCTGTGAACAAAAGAATAATTTTCAAGCTTCACATGCTTTAGAAACAGATGAAATAGCAGCTTTTAATAATGATTCTTGGAATATGACATAATACATTTTATATGTTATTATTTAATAAAATAAAATATCTAATTTAATTATAATGAATAATATATTTATTATAATAATTATTGTTATCATAATATTTTGGATTTTTAATGATTTACTTAAATTTTTTGAATATTTTAATTCAGGTATTTGTATAACAAATAAAGGAGTTTATGGAAATTATTATAATAACGAATGTCATTCTTTTTCAAGTAATGATAAAAAAACAAGTAGTTCTAATATTCCTTCAGCTAATAATTCTATTTTAGTTAACAGTAGTGGTGCTTCAGTTAGAAGTAGTGGTAGTGCTTCTGGTGGTAGTAGTGACGGTGTTTTAGATAGTAGTGGCGGTGATACTGTTAATAAATCGATAATTGAATTAAAAAATACATTGGATAGTGACTGTATTAAAAAGAGTGATTTAGGAATTGTTTGTAGTGCACGTAATAATGGTTCAAATAATTATGGAATAAAGACAATAGAAACATCTTGTTGTGCAATTGATAAAGTAAAAGTTTCGTGTGAATTACATACTTATAATACTAAAAATTATTCAGATGTAATAAATGCTACACCATGTTTAGATAAATCAATTAGTTCAGATGATGCTTGTCGTATATATCAACCAAATGATAATTTAAGATTAATTGGTTATAATATAAATTCAATTGGTTCTAAAAATACATTATATGCTGAAAACGGAGATTGTTATAATTCCGATGGAAAACCTGATTATAATAAAGCAAGATTTTTATGTAATTACGACTATATTAAAAATATTACTAAAATGACTCCTTTTCCAGATAACTATGATTATAATAAATATACGTCATGTAAATTAATGAATAGTGATTTTAAAGATGATTGTAAAACAATCCTAAATAAGACTTCTAAAAATAATGTATATGCTTATGTAAGTGGATATGATTGTATACCAGGTTATGGTCGTGCTAAATGTCTTGATACAAGTAAAAAAATAGAAGTATCAAATAATGATAAACAATTTATAAATAATATTCATAATAAATTTGAATAAATATTTTTTATTAACAAATATAAAAAATATGATTTTTTTTATATTTAAAAAAAATGAAACATTATTTAGTAAAATTAATAATGTCTACAGTATTTAAAGAAAATAGATTAAATAATACAACCAAAAATATTATTTTAGATAATAATATTATAGAAAAAAATAATATAGAAGAAAATGATATAGAAAAAAATGAAGAAAATATTTCTGAAGAAAATATGTCAGATTTAGATAAAGCTATGATAAATTATATTAACTTCTTTAATAATAAAGAACAATCTAAAATTCCTGTGCCTACACCTTTTATTGTTTCAACACGTTCTGGAATGTGTAAAATGGAAAATATTATATGTTTAGATTTATCTAAGATAGTTTCTTTTATAAGTTACAATATTATATCAAATATTATATTTAAGAAAGATTTAAATTATTTAATTCGTGGTATTGATATTGAAAATATTATTTTACGTTTTGATGAAAGTTATTTAAAAAAATATAAAAAACCATATATTAAATTTTTTGGAAATATTATTGATCCAAATAATCAAGAAGATTGTTTACTTATGTTTAATAATCTACATTTATTAGAAACAAATTCATTAAAAAAACAAGGACGTCAAAAAAATAAAAAAGATAATGAACATTTTTATAATAGTTGTTCTATCATTATAAAACCATCATTAGATATAAAATGTGTTAATATTAAATTATTTAATAATGGAAATATTACATTAACTGGTTCAAAAGGAGAATTAGATGGATATAATGCCTCAACTATTTTATTAAATGAATTGAAAAATAAACCTGAAATTTTTCCAGAACATGAGTTATCAATAATAAATGAATCTAAAATTATAAATTATAGAATTACAATGATTAATAGTGATTTTAATACTAATTTTAAAATAGATTTAATTAAATTATTAGATATTTTAAATAATTTAGAAAATAATTTATTTATTAAATTTAATCCTGAAAAATATAGAGGATTAATTATTGGATTCTTTTGGAATGAAAATAAAAAGAATCAACTAGGATATTGTAATTGTCCAACAAAATGTAAAGGTAAAGGAAATGGAAAAGGAGATGGACAATGTAAAAAAGTTACAATTTCTATATTTAAAAGTGGTTCTATTATTATTACAGGTGGTTTTTTAATAAAACAAATTGAAGATGCTTATGCTTTTATAAATAACATATTAAAAAAATTTTATCATGATATTATTAAATTATCAATATTAGATTTTATGGAAGAAAATGATAATTAATTATTTTTTTAAATTATTTTTAAATTATTTTTATATTATTTTTTATATTATTTTTTATATTATAAAATTTACATTTTTTTATAATTAAAATTTAAAAACTGATTTTTTTTTACTAATATTTTAATTTAAATATAGTATTATTAATATTTACTTTTTAAATAATGACTAAAAATAATAAATATACAATTAGTAGTAGTTATATATCTATTATCACTGGTGATAATATATATCAAAAAAAAAGAGATTTTTTACTACAATTTTGGAAGAAAACAAATTCTGATGATTTTAAAACTTATTGTGAAATTACAAATTTTAAAATAAAAAGTGATTTTGATAAAATTGATGAAATTTCTAAAAAAAATAACATTAATGTTCAAAATGAATTAACAAAATGTATTAAATCTAAAAATATTGAAGATTTAACTAAAAAAAAAGAAGAAATATTAGAACGTGTAAAAGATTTATCCGAAAATGACCAAAAAAAAATAAAAGATTCTATATTAAATATTTCTAATACTTATTTTGGAATTAAAAATGAAACAGATGTATTAACAATTTATAAAAAATCAACTAATACACGAGTGATTAAAGATGATAAATATAAAACAAAGCAAATTTATTCTAATGATGAATATACTATTTTTATTGGTGGAAAAATTGATGGTATTAATATTGATGATGGAAGCATTATTGAAATAAAAAATAGAACAAAAAAACTATTTTATGAATTACGTTCTTATGAAAAAGTTCAATTAATGTGTTATTTATATTTATTTCAGTCTAATAAAGGATATTTAGTAGAATCTTTAAAAAAAGAGGATGGGATTGATATTAATATTATTGAATGTTTATATGATGATGAATATATGAATATAATATTATTAGAAATTAAAAACTTTATTAAATATTATCGTATATTTATTATAAATCATAAAATGAAATTATCATTAATACAAAATGAAAATGATATTGATTTTTCAATTTAATTTTATTATTAACAAAAAATTTATTTTATTTTATTTTAGATGCGTTTATATTTTACAAATACTTAAAGATTATTTTATATTATTAATTATAAACTATAAAATGAGTGAAAAAATTATGGAACTTAAAACCGTGCAAACGGGTGCTTTTAAAACAATGACTGAAGCATTAAAAGAAATTTTAACGGATGCAAATATTGAATTTTCTGAAGATTGTATGAAAATTGTAACAATGGACCCAACACAAACAATTTTAGTTCATTTAAAATTAGAAAAAGATAATTTTGAATCTTATTATTGTAAGCATAAAATTTGTATCGGTATTAATATGTCCAATTTTTTTAAATTAATACGCGTATTAACTAATAATGATGCTTTAACTTTATTTATTGATAAAGAAAATACAAATTTATTGGGTATTCGAATTGAAAATGGTGAAAAAAATAGTTTATCAAATTATTATTTAAATTTAATTGAAGTTGATGAAACAAGTTATCAAATTCCACCTGCTCAATTTGAATCTATTATTACTATGCCAAGTAATGAATTTAATAAAATTTGCCGTGATATGATTAATTTATCCGATATTATTGAAATTAAAAGTGTAGGAAGTCAATTAATTTTTTCTTGTAAAGGTGAATTTGCTTCTCAAGAAACAATTATTGGTGAAACATCAAATGGATTAACATTTGTAAAATCAAGTGATGAAGATAATATTATTCAAGGTTATTATAATCTTAAACATTTAGTATTATTTACTAAATGTACTAATTTATGTAATTCTATAGAAATGTATATGAAAAATAATTTTCCCATTGTGATTAAATTTACAGTTGGTTCATTAGGTTGTCTTAAACTTGCTTTAGCACCAAAAGTAGAATTAGAGTAAATTAATGATAATAAGCATATATACATAAAAAAACAAAAGTTATAAAAATAATTAATAACATTGTACAATCACTTACATATCTAATTATTTTGTCTTCTTTTTTTATTCTATTTTTAATTGTATAATTTATAGAATTAGATATTAAAAATATTATATATATAAATGTGAATAAATATAATATACGGCATACAATATTTGAATTACAATTATTTACTAAAATTGTAGAGCATGAAAATAATAGTATAATAGTTATAATATATAAAAAATATTGTTGATTTGAAAAAATTGCGCTATCATATTTATACATATTATTATTTAATTTATTATTAGATAAAATATTATGATATTTTATCTAAATAAAATTTAAAAAATTAATCTAATTTTATAAGTGAAATTATTTTTAATAGTTAATAATTATTTTCATGTTCAGAATCATCTTCTTGTTCAGATTTTTGATTAGATTCATGTTCAGAATTATCTTCTTGTTCAGATTTTGAATTAGATTCATGTTCAGATTTTTGATCAGATTCATGTTCAGAATCATCTTCTTGTTCAGATTTTGAATTAGTTTCGTGTTCAGAATCATCTTCTTGTTCAGATTTTGAATTAGTTTCATGTTCAGAATCATCTTCTTGTTCAGATTTTGAATTAGATTCATGTTCAGAATTATCTTCTTGTTCAGATTTTGAATTAGATTCATGTTCAGAATTATCTTCTTGTTCAGATTTTGAATTAGATTCATGTTCAGAATCATCTTCTTGTTCAGATTTTTGTTCAGATTCATGTTCAGAATCATCTTCTTGTTCAGATTTTTGATCAGATTCATGTTCAGAATCATCTTCTTGTTCAGATTTTTGATTAGATTCATGTTCAGAATCATCTTTTTGTTCAGATTTTAAATTATTATTGTTTTCTGAATTAATTTTAATATCTTCATGAATATTTTTAATTAAATCATCCATATTTATATTTTCGTATTCTTCATCACTGCTTTTTGATAAATATTCTATATTTTCTTGTTCATTATTTTCATTTATATCATTATCTTCTTCTCCATCATCTTCATTATTATCATGTAATTCCATTAATAATGTTAAATTAATTAAATTAATATCATTTTCTAAATTTGGATAAATTATTAAATTATAATTACTTATAAAAAAATATACAAATATAAAAAAATTTTTGATTAAATTAATTATATAATATATCATACTTTATATAATTATATATTTTAAAAAGTTTTTAAATATATTTTTATTTATTTTCTTTATGTTCCAAAAAATACAATTCATCAACTTGTATAAAATCTAAATCATTTCGAATACATTTTTTATTTGTATTTTTATAATCACTATTCCATATTTTAAATATATTATTATTTACTTTAGGACTTATAGATAATCCATTAATTAATAACTCATCTTTATCTGTATTTGTTATTTTATCAATACATAAATAGTAAACTATTTTTTTCCAAAATATATCAGAATCTTTTTTAGTAATTCTCATTGACCAATATCCTCCTTTAATATTTTTAGGATCTTCATAAATAGGTTTTATATTTTTTTTCATTAAAAAAAACATTCCACAATTTATATTATTTATTTGTTTTAACATAAATAATATATCTTCATAATTATTTATTTCTAAAATTTTTTCATAACTGTCTACTGTCCAGTTATCATCATTTAATTTATGAAACCATAACACCCATTTATATTTTAAATTAAAATTAGAAAGTGACTCTTCCATTATAATACATAAATATAATACTTCTTTTTTAAATTAAACTTATATAAATATATAAATAATAAATAATAAATATATAAATAATAAATATATAAAATAATAAATATATAAATATGAAAATTGATCCAAATGTATGTGAAATAAATAAAAACATTATTATTAATGAAAACTTAGTAGTTAATAAAAAATTTGAAGTAAAACAAAATGTTCTATTAAATGATAAGTTAGGAATAACAAATGAATCAATATATATGGAAGGAATTGTGAAGATTAATCAAAATACATTTTCAGATAATAATTCTTCTGTTGATAATGTTGTAGCAAGTGTTAATGTATTCAAGGAAGCTTTAAATAAAATTTATTACACATATGATTTAATATTAAAAAATAAAGATTTAATCTTACAAGAAGGAAATTATAATACTGTTGTAAGATCATTATTAAATAAGAAATTTATTGAGCCAAATATATTATACATAGAAAAATTTAGCTTAGATAAATATCAATTTGATATATGTGAAACTTATTATAGCACTATTTTTAGTGAGTATGAAGGTATACCATGGAATAAGATAACAAATAAAGAATTAAAAGAAACTTTAATAAAATATTACAATGATTTATATGAAAGAAATGAAAAACTTAATAATCAAAATAAATTAAAAGTAATATATAGTTATTTTATATGGCAAAATCCTGATTTAACAAGTCGTCTAGATACTGATTTTAAATTAATCATTTCAGATATTTTAGATCCAAATTATTATATTGCTATTGGGAGTGCTATTAAAGTTCAAGATTTTTTTCCAAGTTTTACCAGCTTGAATAAAATTCCATCTTATTATAAATTATTTTTACAATCCATTCAAGATATTATTAATAACAGTATAAATAATGAACTTATAAATACAATATGGGAATATGGTAAAGTGCCTGATTTTAATCAATTAAAATGTATTCAATCATATGAATATCCTTATTGGAATGGAAAATATATTCAGGAATGTTATATCAAAGGATCAAATGAAAATATACCCATAATTATCTATAATATTATTGTGGATTTAAATTTAAATTATCCTGAATTATATATTGGACAAGTTATTTTTGTGACTTATTCTATGTATAATTTTAATTATGTAGCTATTGTTAAAATGGTAAATGTTAATGAAGTATTATGTTTTCAAATTACACCTATTAAAATAGATGATTATTTTGAAGAAACTTTGAAGATCAATGGTGATACTAAAATGAATGGAAAATTAAGAGTTCAAACATTTGATGGAGAAAATATTATTGAAACAGATAATGTAAATAAAATAACTACATTTAATGATAAAGTTGGTATAAATCAACAAGCTTTTGAAGTAGAAGGATTATTAGATATCGATAATTTATCATATCAAAATGTCACTTCACTATTAGATAATTTTATTCCTAACTTATTAAATAGTTATGATATTATTAATATTGTACAGTTATCAGATATAACTACAAATATTAATAACAGATTTTCTAATTTATTTGAAACAGAATTAAAAGATTATAAAAATCAATGCTTTATTTTAAATATGCCTATTAATTCATATATAAATCAGGAAGATATTAAAATTTTATATAGCCCAAATGGTTTATCAATATTAGAAAAAAAACAATTTGCTAAAAGTACTTTTAATAGATTCAATTTAATTTCAAATGAACTATGTAGAATGAAAAAAGAATTTAAAAATAATCCTGATTTTATATTTTCATTTGTAGAATTAATTGATGATACTGATAATAATTATTTATGTTCATTGAAAGGATTATTGTTTAATGAAAATAATGAAATATTAATGATAGGAACATTTTTAAAAGTTGACAAATATATAATTGATTTATCATACAATAATACATTTATTAATCTTATTAATGGAATAAGTAATGTAAATAAAATGGTGAATTATACTACTTTATTAATTTATAATGATGATATATTTAATAAAATTATAAATGAAAAAGATAGTGTTAATAGTATTACTAAACATATTGAGGATAATGAATTTCGTAATCGTTTTGGACTAACTTCAAATTATACTTTTATGGATAATTTTGATTTAATTAATAATGAGTATATTATGTCTTATAATGAATTATATCCTGAATGGAATGGACAAAATTTAAAAGATATTAATTCAAGAACAACAGATATAAATATATACGATGATGTAAAAAAAATTTATAATAATAGAAATAAAAATTTTGGTATAAAATTTAATCAAAATTTCTTTGAGATATTTAATTCAGAAGTATTTAATGAAGTTAATAATATTAAAATAAATTTTGCCCACATGATAAATAAAAATTCTAAAACATATACCATTGGAACAGGTATAAATTTAAATGATTATATTGATAAAAGTATTATTACAAAAGGTGATATTTATTTTAGAGGAGATTTGTCAATATCAGATAGTAATGATAAACAAATATTTAATGTAAATTCAATTAATAAAACAATTGGTAATGTTTATAAAGTTGGTATAGGTAAAATAAATCCTGAAGCAACATTAGATATAAAAGATAGTGGTATTGATGATATTTTAAAAGGTATTAAAAATAGAATTGAAATTTATTATAATTTAAATAAAATGGTAAAACAATTAAAAATAGCTTCTTTTGAAAGTGAATTTAAAACAATAATTGAAACAATATATCCAAAACAATCAAAATATATTTCATTTTGGGTTAATAAAATAAATACTGATACAATGTTAATAAAAGATACAAAAATTATTTTTGATCATAATTTTCCTAATTGGGAAAATAAATTTATAAAAGAAATAGATGATCCTAATAATTTATCATTAATTAATAATCTATTAGAAAATGGGCAAAATATATTAAATAAAGCACTTATTGGAAATAACTTGTATATTACTGATGATATTGAATGGAAATTTGGTTATAAATGTTTTATTATAAAATATTTCTATTTTAAAAATAATTTATATGCAATTGGATCAGGTATAAATTTACAAGATTATAATTTACGTATAAATACAAATAATAATATTAAAAGATTTTTAGAATATCATCATGGTAAAATGAGAATAATTAATCAATCAATTATAAATTTATATAACATTTCAAGAGAAAATACATTTAATTATCAAGAAAATATAAATCAAATAAATATAGATTTAAAAAATTTTCCTGATATAACTAATTTTATGTATGTTATTGAAATAACTGAAAATATTTATATGTCGAAAATAAGTAATTTTAAATATACTAATTTTGTTATTGATGAGCCACAAATTTTAAATCAATTATCAGAATATAATAAAATAGTTAAATTTTTAGGTATAATAGTTAATATTAAAAGTAATTATGATATTTTAGAAGAATATGATGTTGGTGTAATATCATTTCAAGATTTATATGATGATTTTATTGGTACTTTTTATGTAATTAACCATAAAGGAATTATAAAAATATTATTACACGAATCAAAAATTAATGATATTATTAAACCTACTGTTGATATTCAAGGTGATACACGTATAAAAGGTGATTTATTATTAACAAATTCAGTAACTGGTATTAATTATACATCAGTTGACCCTGAAGGTAAATTTTTAGGTATCAATTCTGATGACAGATATACTAATTATAAGGGAATTTTTAAAGCAAGTTCTAGTTCAAGTATAATTAATTCAAAAAATCATGTATTAATATCAAATAATACAAACCCTAATTTAATTTCTGAACGATTTGCTGATTATACTGGTGATGAAGAATTTAAAAATTTTCGATCTTATAGTGCATCTACAATTAGAAGAAGTAGTAGATTATATACTTTTAAAGAAATGTATGAAAAAACAAAAGAAAATAGCGACCCTTCTCATCTTGCTAAATATGGTGTGGAAATTTCTTCAGAAATTCAAGATAAAAATGGCTTTACAGTATTTATGCAGAATTTTGGAACTGTTATACATGATTTAGATAAAAATGATAATCCGCGTTCAGGATTTGTTGTTAGAACTTATCCAGTTAAAGATGATGGAACATATGATGTTCCTAGACCAATGTTATATTTAGATCCAGATGGTACATTAACTGTTGAAAATATTATTGTTGGTAAAATTAGTGGTTTAAGTGAAACAAAAGAACCAAGTAGTATAAATGTAGATACAATTACATTAGGTAATTCTAAATATAAAATATATATTAAAAAAGAGGGTGATGAAGAAATTCTTATGTGGGGAGATAAAGAGATTAGTAGACAATAAAAAATTTTTATCAATAATATTATTTTAATATTATTTTCACATTATTTTTATAAATATTTAACATAAAATTAAATATTTAATTAATTCAATATTTTTTTAATATTTTGTAATATTTCTTTTTTTAATTCTTTTTCAATATTTATTTTTTTAAATTGTTTTTTTTCTTTTAAATGAGTAAAAACAATTCTTAAACATAATATACATACTGGTGTTTCATAAGTTGAATGTTCTAGCCATTCTTGATAACATTCTTTATGAAAAGCATGTTTACATTTTAAATATATTAACTCATTTGATTTAAATTCTTTTTGATAACAAATAAAACATCCTTGTTCAATTATATCTTTATTTATTGGATAATGAGATTCACAACAAAATAACTGATTATCATGAATCTTTAATCTGCATTTATTATTGTTAATATTATATGCAATACAACGATTCATATTATTACATAATTTTTAAATGAATTACTTTAAATCATTTTATTCTAATGATTCAAAGTAATTTTTTAATATTTCTTTTTTAAAATACGGAAATACTTCATCGTATGTATTCCAGTCTATAGTTACTATATTTTTATTTTTTTGTGTACGTATTCTAATAACAAGTTTATTAAATTCTTCATCAAATTCTTGTAATATTTGTCTAAAAATAATACTATTTTTATTATTATCACAATTATAATATATATTAGATTTATAATAACGTGTACTTACTAAGTAATCTAAATATCTTTTATCATTATTTGTAAAATATAAATAACAATAGCATATATTTTTTATATTATTATTATTGTTTTCTAAATTATTATTGTTTTCTAAATTATTATTTTTATATTTATGTTTATATTTATGTTTATTTAATAATTGAAGTTGTAATAAACATAAATCACGTAATGTGAAAGAATAATTTTTAAAAAAATTAAAAATTGATATCATTTTACCATACTATTAATAGTTATAAAAATAAATATATATTTTATAATTATTAATAAAATTATACCTTTATATGATAATTATTATAAATTATATAAAATATTATATAATTTATAATTTTGTATTGATTTAATATTATATGTTAATGTATAATGAATTAATTGATACAACATCTCGAATTAATTTTTGCTCATAATTTTCAATAACTTGCAGTAATTCAAATTTTTTTAAATAATTGCATATATCTTTAAAATTCATCATTATATTAGTTATTCGTAAGATTAATTTTACAAAGTTTCCATCATATACACTTGTATGTTCATAAACTTCTTGTATTGATTTACCTTGTGCCCAAATATATGTTGATTCTACAAAATCTAAATATATTTGAAAATCACTATTAATATAAATTTCATTTTCATCTTCCATTTTATAAAATAATTGTCCAATTTCATCTATTTTTCGTAATTTATTTTTTAATTTAGATGATACATTTAAATCATTAATATAAATTTCATTACTGTTAGGATTTTTTTCATTAATAAATGAAGATAATAAACCAACAATTTCTTCAAAATTTAAATCGTTAAATATTCCTTGATGAATAGATTCTCCTAAAATTAATTCATTTACTTCACATATACTACTTGTTATAATACCTTTTATAGTAATATTATTATTTTCTATAAATTTTTCATGTTCTAATAGTTTAATCATTTTATGCATATTATCTTGTATTCCATACATACAATATAAAATATTATTTTCAGCACGTTTTATTTCATTATCTTTTTCATTATATAATTTAAATTTAATTTCTACTTCTTTAAAATTTGTAATTGTATTTTGAATTTCTTTTATTTTTTTTTCATATTTTTGTCTATCTTTATTCTTTAAAACAAAAAATTTATCATTTAATTTAGAATTATATGATTCTATTTCTTTCATTTTTTCAAATATATTATTTTGTTCATTAAAATTAATATTAATATTAAATATATTTTGTTGTTCTTCTTTTAATTTTTGAACATATAATTCATCATTTAGTATCATTTTTTGATTTTCAATGTCAAATAGTGTATTTTTAAAATAATCATCAATATTAAATTCATTATTTAAAATTGATTTTAATACAAATTGATATGACAATTGAAATTTTGATTTTAAAGATGGACTTTTACCACTCATTAATAATTTCATTTCATTATATGCCAATAAATTAAATGTTGGTAATATAATAACTGTACCATATTTATCTAAACCGCGGCGTCCAGCTCTTCCACTCATTTGATTATATTCATCAGGACGAAGTAACCGTAATCCTTTATTATCAAATTTTTCTAATTCTGAAAAGATAACAGTTTTAGTAGGCATATTAACACCAATCGCAAATGTTTCTGTAGCAAATAATATTTTTATTAAACCTTTTGAAAAAAGAATTTCAACAATTTCTTTAAGTATTGGTATCATTCCAGAATGATGATATGCTACGCCTTTTTGAATTTGATTATAAATATCTTGATATTGATTTAACTTTTCATAATTATCTTTATATTTTAACATTCTAGAATTAAATATATATAAAATTTCAGAAATTTCTTCATGATTCACAAGATTTTTACTTACAGCATGGCACATTTCTTCGCATTTTTTTCGCGAAAAACGGAAAAATAGCGCTGGTAGTTGATTATCATCTACTAAATGTTCAATTAATAATTTCATTACTTTATTAGGTTCATATTTAATATATTTGCTTTTAATTTCATCATAATTTTTAAAATTACCATTATTATCACATATCTGTATTTTTTCCCATCGAATTCTTGGTTTACCTTCATCATCTTTATAATGAATATCTTTCCAGAAATAATGTTTTAATGGAACTACTCGATGAGATGTTTTAATTAAATTTATTTTTTTTTGTTTAATATTTCCAATCCAAGAACAAAATTGTTCTGCTTTATCAATTGTGGCGGAAAGCATAATTAAAGTTATTTCTGGACGTAACATAACAATAACTTCTTCCCATACTCTGCCTCGGTCTGGATCATTAATATAATGAACTTCATCAAAAATTACTACTTCTACATCATCCATATTTATAAATGATGCGTTCATTTCTATACCGTCTAATTGTTTTTCTTTATATAATAAATTTCGTAAAATTTCTGTTGTCATTATTATAATTTGAGCATCAGGATTAACTTTAATATCTCCAGTCATAATTCCAATAGTAGAAATTCCAGAAAATAATTTTATAAATTCATCATATTTTTGATTAGATAAAGATTTAGTAGGTGATGTATAAATTACCTTTTTATTATTTTTAATTGCATAAGCAATACCATATATAGCTAATACAGTTTTTCCGGAACCTGTATGAGCTGTAATCAATACATTTTCCTTATTTTGAATAGCATATATTCCTGCTTCTTGAAAATTATCTAATGTATATGGAAATTCATAACATTTTTCTTCTTCATTTAATTTTTGTATTTCATTATTATGTTCAAATACTTTTAAATAAGAGCTTAATTCCATAATAAAAAATTTTTAAATAATATATTTTTTATATTGTTGTAATTAATTTGTAAATACTATTTTAAGTTAAATAAAAATCATTTTTCAATATTTTTTTAAATTATTTTTATGATTAATCATTTTTGAATATTTAAAAAAATAATTGCATTTAAAAAATATATAAGTAATTATGATTAAATCAATTGAAAAAGAAATGAATAAATTATGCAAATATTATATAAAAGGTAAATGCACAACTGAAAATTGTTTATTTTTACACAAAGATAATATTTGTAAATTTTATTTTTTGAAAGGAGAATGTAAATTTAATGATAATTGTAAATTTTCTCATGAATTTACTTTATTAAATGATAAAAATAATAAAAATGATAAAAATAATAAAAATAATAAAAATGATAAAAATGATAAAAATGATAAAAATCCTAAAAATAAAAAACACATTAAAAATACTGAAAATTTTACTCCAAATCATGAAAAAACAAATATGAATATTATGATTGGAGATCCTAGTCAAGATTTTTATGGAAAAGAAATTCATACAAATGATGTTATATTAGTAAATCAATTTTTTAATCAATCACACAAAAATGAACTCTATGAAAAACTATTTCAAGAGATTAAAGAAAGTAATATTGAAGAAAAAGATTTATGGAAATTATGGCATGGAAATTCACATTTAATTGTAGATGATCATATTGATTGGAAAAATAAAGTACCAACATTTCAATTTATTATTGAAAAGATTGAAAAATATTTTAATTTTAGTACAAAAAGTACACGATTTAATTTTTATAAAGATAGTAATGATTGGAAACCTTTTCATCATGATGCTGCAGCAATTAAACCACATATTGCAGAAAAACAAAATATGACTATAGCATTAAGTTTAGGTTTAAGTAGACATGTTGCTTTTGAATTTAATGATAATAAATGTACTATTTCAATGTTATTAGAAGATAATAGTTTATATTTATTTGCTCGAGATGTAAATATTCAATGGAAACATGGAATTCCACAAATTCATCCAGAAAAATATAAAAATGAAGGTCGTATTTCAATTATTTTATGGGGTTGGTGCGAACAAATTTAATCTAAAAATATAACTTATAATAATTCTGGTCCATTCGGACTATGAAAATTTAATGTTGGATACGAATATATTGGTGTTAATGGTGGCCATCCTAAATTAATATATCCTGCATTATGACCATTAAATGGATATTCCCACTGAAGACGTTTACGTGTTAATAAATTTTGGTCATTAATAAGATTTTGAGAACCCAATAATTCTAAAGGTGAAAATTGTGGATCAAATTGTGATTTTTTATATCCATAATTATGATTCATAAAACCTTCTTCAATTTTTTTTTTTAATTTTAAAGGTTTATTATTTTGAATAATATAGTTATACATAAATATAATAACAATGATTAATATTATAAAATAAAAAATATTTGTAAATTGAATCATATACTATATAAATATATTTAAAATTTAATTAATTAATCTTCTAAAATAAATTAATGCAATTTTATTTTACCATTAAAAATTTCAATAAAATGTACATTTTTTATATCAAACATATTTTGTTTAAATGCTGATGACATTCCTGTATCAATACAAAATACATGACCATCATATTTTACTTTAATGCCATTCATTTGAGGTGTATGTCCTAGAATCATATATCTTGCACTATATAGTTTTAATACTTTTTTAATTTCATCATAAGTATCTTGTGATTCTTTAATATTATCTTCTGAATAATTTCTATTCCATAATATGCTATTTTCATTAATAAATAATTCTTGGAATTCATTAGAATATAATTGCGATTTATTACCATATAATGTAGAACGCATAAATTCATTAATTTGTTCAATACTATATTTAGAAGCTATACAATATTTAATTCCACCATGGCAAAAAATAAAGTTATTTATCTTTATTATTGGATTCCATGCACTTGCTAAATATTTACAAAAATCATTTCCTATATCAAAATATTCTTTACGACCTTGAAATGTTTTAAAATGTTGCATACCTTTTGGTGATACATAATCAAACAATCCCATAATATTCATTATTTCATGATTCCCAATAACTGGATGAAATCCTCCATTATTTAAATATGCTTCTATTTGTAACTTTAATATTAAACCAATAATTAAAAATTCAGAATCTTCGTCACTTTGATATTCATATCGTGATTTTCTATCTAATATATCTCCTACTTGCACTATATGAGTATCTTTAGCAATCCAATTATTATTTTTATCAATTATATTTGATTTTCGCAATACATATACAAATGCATTGTAATCTCCATGAATATCACCAAAAGCTATTAATCTTTTATTTTGGATTGTATATATGCCTTTTTGATAATATTTAAATATATTATTATATTCTTCTTGAACTAACATATATATAATTTATATATATAATTATATAATAAATTTTTATTTTTTAAATAAAAAGATTATATTAAATATAAAATCATTTTATATATTTTATATAACATATAATTAATATAAAACAATATAAAATGAACTCTTTTAGAAATTTAGAATATGTATTAAATAAAATAATTAAAGTTACTCCAGATATTGAAGATAATAAAAATTTATTACAAGAATTAAATAATATTAGAAAAGATATTATTTATAAAGCTCCAGAATTACATATATATTATTGGATTATGACACAAAATATATTACAAAAATATATTCCTATAATTGATAATAATAAACCATGGCAAAATGAAATATTAATTATATTTAATGATAAAATATCATAAATATTTATGTATTTATAATAAAAAATGATAAATAATTATTATAAATTTTTAATTATACAAATTTATATAAATTTATACAAAATATATACAAATATATTTAATATAATTAGTTTAATATGTCCGGAATTAAACAATTATTTAACGATATAATTGACCTAAATAACACTTCTATTCCAGAAATTAAACTATCTTCTGATATTAAAAATATTATTGAAAAAGATAAGGTAAAACAATTTTTGGAAACTAAAAAAAGTATTATTTTACAAAATTTAACAAATAAAACTATTACATTTAACCAATATAGCTTAGCAAAATCATTACTAGATGAGTTTGAAAATATATCTGATTATTTATATAATATCATTGAACAAGAACTTAAAAATGATATTGCATTTGTTGAAATAGTATTGTCTATAAATAAAAATGGTGTTATTATTACAAAAACAGGAGATATTTTATTACAAGATAGTAATGGTAATAAATTAAAAGTATTTCAAAAACATACTACAAATGATGTACAAGTATAAAATTATATTTTATATACTTTATATATATTTTTAAATTCATCTATTGTTTTATACATTGGATAATCTAATTTTATAAAATCTTCATTTAATATTTGATTTGTTTTATCTAATGTTTCTTGGTCTTGATAATATTCATAAAATGGCATATGTTCACGTGAATTTAATTTTTTATTAGTTAAATTATGTGTAATATTCGTTATTCCTATTTTTTTTAATATAATTAGAAAATCTTCTTCTAAATTTTCAAATTTTCCAATATAATCTATGTATTTTTGTGCTTTTTCATTAATCATTGAACGATATTGTGGCATAAACATGTGCATATATTCAACATCATTAACAATATTTTCTAATAGTAAATAATTTTTAAAGGGTATATTAAAGCGATTAATATGATTCCATGCACTAACTATTTTATCATATGGATTACGCACAAAGCAAAATTTATAATATGAATCCCATTTTTGTGGAGTCATATTCATTTTTTTATTTATAAATGGAGATGTTTTATAATAGGTAATAATTCCATGAAATCGATTTTCATAATTAATATATTTTTTAAATGATTTATAAAAACAAAATTTATGGTGGTCAGGTCGGTGTAAATAATAATTTTTAAATCCATAATGTTTATTTAATATCATTGCTAAAGTTGTTCCTCCCGTTTTATGAATATGAATATAAATTGCTTTTAAGTCATGATTTATACTACACATTATATTATAAATGATATATATATATAAATAAATTTATAAACTATTAAGAATTAAAAATTTTATACAAATTATACTTTTCCATTTCTAAATTATAATATACAAAAGAAATAATCGTTAAAATTAAATATGATATTACCTTATAATAATTTATATTTTTTTTACTAAAATAATCAATACAATTATCAATTAAACCACTTAATGTTGTAGAACCAATGGTTGATGTTACTAAAATTAAATAAGCATTATTTTTAACAACTGAATCTAAAACTTTTCCAAACATTTCTGATTTTAATGTTTCTGGTGAATAAAAATGTAATCCAAATATAATAATCAAACTTACAATAGATGCGATAAATTGAGATATATCTAATGGTATTTTATAAATTATTTTTAAAGGTAATGATAATAACAATCCAGTTTGTGGTGTCGGGGTAGCTATTGTAAAAAATATCCATGAAATAAATAATTTAAGTAATCCATTTAATATACCAAATTTTATAATATAATATATTAAAAATATTGTTATAATAAAAAATATACTAACTAATGAAATAAATTTTACTTTATTTTTAATATGTTCAAAATTATAATCAATTGTTTTTATTGTATTATCTATATTATTTATATTATTTTTATAATTCATATATATATATATATTAAATATTTATATTTTTTTGGAGTTTTATATTTTTTTTGAGTTTTATTTTATAATATTTTTTATTTTTATTAGTAATGATTTCATATATAAATAATGAAACACAATATATAAATACAAATAAAAAGAATATGGATTTAATTAAAAATATTATCGAATTAAATGAATATTCTGAACCTATAGAACATCCAGAAAATATATCAATTACATTAAAAGAACACCAACTTAGAATAATTAAAAAATGTATTGATATTGAAGATAAAAATATTTGTAATCATGGAATTATGTGTGATAAACCTGGTTCAGGTAAAACATATGCAATATTAGGTTTAATATATTCTTCCCAAAAAAAAAATAATTTAATTGTTATTCCACAGAATTTACTTAATCAATGGTTGCAAAGTATTCATCAATTTAGCGATGGAGAATTAAGTTATAAAAAAATTATAAATTACAATGATATATTAAATTTCTATGATGATGAACATCAAAATGATTTAAATAATTATGATATATTGATTACTACATCATTATTTTATCATTCATTGGCGACAACATTAAATAGTAAATTTTTAAAAGTTTCACGTGTTATATTTGATGAAATTGACAGTATATCAAGTATTATTAATTATAAAATAAATCATGATTTTATATGGTTTATATCAGCATCTTTTGACATTGATTTAACTGGAATTTTTAATATTACTGAAGAACAATTTATTGATATAAGTGTCAAATGTGAAGATAAATATATTGATAAAATTTTTGAAATGGATAATTATAATTCTTATAGTATAATTTGTAAAAATATTTATTTAGATAATATATTTACAAATATACTGGATCAAGAAGAATTTTCATTATTAAATGCTTTAGATTTTACAAAGCTTAAAAATAAATATCAGTATAAAATGGCGAATAATGATATAGAAGCTGTTAAATATTTAATTTGTGATAAAAAAGATATTATTGAATTTGAAAAATTACGAATAGATGATTTGCATAAATCAATTAGTTGTTGTACAGATGAAGAAAAAATAAAAAACTATAAATATTTGCTAAAAAAAGCTGAACAATCATTTAATGATAGTACTCAAAAGCTAGAATTAATAATGAGTCGTTTAAAAGAAAATAATTGTTGTCCATGTTGTTATAGTGAATTTGAAAACAAAAAAAAATTGTTATCTCCATGTTGTCAAAATATTATATGTTATCAATGTACTGATAAATGGTTTAATAAATTATATAAAACAAATTGTATTTATTGTAATATGATAAATATTGATTTTCAGTCTTATATACTAATTAAAAATGAATATGACGATAAATGTAATATTTGTGATACAAAATATGAGTTAGATATTTTAAATAATATAGATAATAATAATGAAAATAATGAAAATAATGAAAATAATGAAAATAATGAAAATAATGAAAATAATGAAAATAATGAAAATAATGAAAATAATAATTTATGTTTTATAAATAAATTATATTCACAGTGTTGTCAAAAAAGTGTGTGTAGAAAATGTATTGATGATTGGTTTCTAAAACTATATAAAAAAGAATGTTTATTTTGTCATGACAGATCTATTTTATACGAAGATTTTAAAACAGAAAAACAACATCAAGAAGTATTAGTAAATATTAAAAATGGAATAAAATATACAAAAAAATCTAAGAATGATTTTTTAAAATATTTTATTATTTCTAAAATTAATCAAAATTCTAAAATAATATTCTGTTCTCAATATCCAAAAATTTTTAAAATTTTAATTAAATTACTCAATGAATATAATGTTTCTTATTTAGAATTAGATAATGGTAATATAAACGAAATATATGATTCAATTAATAACTACATATATGGTAATCATAAAGTATTATTATTAAATTCTAATTTATTTGGATGTGGATTAGATTTACAAATAACAACAGATATTGTATTTTTACATAAAACACATGATAATTTGAAAAAACAAATTATTGGACGTGCGTATCGTCCAAATAGAAAAAATAAATTAAATATATGGCATATTATGCATGAAAATGAAAATATTATCGAAATTAAACAACAAAATAATATACAATACCAAATAAAAAATACAACTAATACAGAATATAATTTTGATCAAAATGAAATATTACAAAACACATCTCAATATACATTAGTATAAATAGATATTGTAAATTAAAAATAAAAAATGATTTTTAATTTACAATTAACAATATCTATTATAATTTATGTAATATAAAATAATTTTTTAATTTTAATTAATAAAATTAAATAATGTCAAATATACTATATGACCTTGAAGAAATTATTGATGGTACTATATTAAATAGACCATCAAAAAAAATTAAATCTCCATATGTTGCTGATGTGTTAATTAAAAATCCAAATAATCCATTAGAAAATATAGAAGTATTAGCACATTGTCCATCATTAGGATGTTGTGGTTATTCTGACAAAGGTGCCAATATATATTTAATTAAAAATAAAAATGATAATGTAAAAACATCTTATACAGTTGTTTTATCAATTTTTCAAGAAATTAAAAATGAAATTGAACATAGAGAAATTATTGGATTACATCCTAAAATTTCTGAAAAAATTGGCTTTAACGCAATTAAACAAAATTGTATTAAATCTTTAATGAATGTTAAATTATTAGAAAAAGAAAAAAAATTTGAAAACTCACGTTTTGATATTTATGGCATAGATGAAAATAATCAAGAATTTATTTTAGAAATTAAAACTGTACCTCTTGCTGATTATGTAGATTGTCCAAAAAAAGAAAGATATTTAATGGAAGAAACAATTAATAGTAGAGATTGGAATCAAAAAATATCTTACTTTCCAGATGGTTATCGTAAAAATAAAAGTGAACCAGTAAGTCCACGAGCTCTTAAACATATTCAAGAATTAGAAAAAATTGCTTTAATTGGAAAGTATAAATGTTACTTACTTTTTATTATTCAAAGAATTGATGTTTTTTGTTTTCAAACATCAGTAATTGATCCAATTTATAAAGATGCTGTTAAAAAAGCATCTGATAATGGTGTTAATATTTTAACACTTCAAGTAAATTGGAATAAAGAAGATTGTAAAGCTTATTATTATCCTAATGATTTAGCTATAAATCTTTAAATAAGATAAGATAATATAAATATATGTTATTTATTTAAAAAAAAAAAATACATACTTAATAGATTCATATGTTAAATGAAATATATATTTATCATAATGACTGGAATGAGTTATGTACATTAAATAATGAAAATAATAAGATTATAATTAAAAGAAAAAATTTGGAACAAGGAAACGTTGAGTATAAGACTAGTTATTATTTAAAAATTACATGGAATAATTATGAACATTATGATTATTTTTTTTCAAAAGATGGTATAAATTATTATCAAAATAATGATTTTTATTCTTTTTATCTAATTCCTCAATATACTTATTTTCACATAATAAAAAAAAATAAAACATATTTATATTTTGTTGATTTAGTAAATAATATTTTATATGATAAAAATAATTATGATTTATATTATTCTTTTTATAATGAAGAAAAAATGGTTAATAACTTAATAAATACTTTCTTGATAATGATAGAACCATATAATAATAATAAAATCATATTTATTTTATTTGAAAATTATTATATTGAATATAAATTATATCAAGAATTATTTGATATCATATTAATTCATGATGAACAAAATAATATAAATAATAAAAAAGAATATAAAATAATTTTAGATAAACAAAAAAAAATATACTATAATCAAAATATTAAAAATTATTCAAATTTAGGGAGTTATATTCAATTTGGTGGATATTTAAAATTATTACCAAATGAAAAAAATAATATACATTATTACTATAAATTTAATAATGATACTAGTGTTTATGAACATGAATCATTAATAAAAAATAATAACTTAATTATAAAAAATAAAATGATTATACATGAAAAAGAAAATATTCATAACATTGATGATTTTAAAAAATTATATGATATATACAAAAATGAATCATTAAGTAAAGAAGATATATGCCCAATTTTATTATTATCTACTGAAATAAATAATCAATATGATGATAATCCAAATAATAATATAGAGTTAGTAATTGAAAAATATATATATTTAATAAATTATTATTATAAAAATAATATTCCAATTTTTATATGTATATCTATTCAATATAAAAAATATTTTGATTTATTTTTTGATATTTCTATTTTTTATTATGATATATTAGATCAACAAAATTGTGATTTATTTTTTAAAAATGTATATAATCAATATCAAAAAAATTATTTGATAAATGATACTTCATTACAGTATCATTATTTAATTTATAAATTATACATAAATGATAATAATAATAATAATAATAATAATAATAATAATAATAATAATAATAATAATAATAATAATAATACTTTTTCGAATAAGTTAAATTTATCTAAGTATAAAAAACATTATAAAATTCCTAAAAATATGCATTTTATATGGATTGGACAAAATCAAATTCCTAGTATTTATATTCAATATATTCAATCATGGATTATGCATCACTCTTACTGGAAATTTTATTTATGGAATGATAATAATATTCCATTATTAGTAAATCAAAAATTATATGATAAAGCTGAAACATATGCTCAAAAAGCAGATATTTTACGATATGAATTATTATATTTATATGGAGGTATATATATTGATTGTGATTTTTTATGTACTAAAAATATTGAAAATTTAATATATCAATCACAATTTATAAATATTAATGGATTTAGTGCATATGAATCAGATGAATATATTGCAATCGGTATAATGGGTTTTCAACAATTTGACCCTTTTTTAAAAATAATAATTGAATTATTGGAATATAACTGTAACTTATATTATTTGAAAACAATTCCATACCAGTCTGGACCTGTTTTTTTTACTAAAATGTGTAATGATTTTATTATAAATGAATGTATATATAATGATTATAATTATATAGCTACTGAACAAAAAATAACAAAATTAAATAAAGATAATTATTATTTTTTCGATAAAAAATATTTTTATAATTATACTTATCTTGATAAACATAATAATCAGCCTATTTTGTATAATTATGATACTTATGCCTTACATATGTGGGGATATTCTTGGGACAAAAATAAAATATTTCAAGCAAAATATATTGATTTTATAGATTTAATTAATATAAATAAATTGATTGTTAAATATATTCCTAATACTAATGAAAAAAAAAATAAATCAGAATTAATGTCAGATTTAAATAAAAATAATTTATGGATTACCAACTTTGAAAAATATTCAAAAAAAAAAAGAGTTGTTCATATAATGGGTGTTTATTTTTCAGGAGGTATTGAAAAATTTATTTATTATTTTGAAAAATATGGTAATCATGAAATTTATGAATATATACTAATTTGTATTAATAAAAATAATATAGATTTAAAAATAATATATAAAAATATTCAAGTATATTGCTTTAATAATAATGATGAATTAAAAGAATTATTATTATTATTAAAACCAGACTTATTAATAGATAATTACAGTATTTACTTAGATATTAATCCATTAGATGATTATTTTTTGAAATTTAGTCATCTTTATATAATCCATTCTGCTATTTTGTATAATAAAGATATTTCTTATTTAAGAATTAATAATTGTATTCATTTATATGATGAACAATATAAAAAAGATAATAGTTGGAATAATATACAAAATAATTATATATGTAGTTTAGGTACTGAAATATTTGATGATAATTTTTGTTCAAATATAATATGTAAAAGAAATATAAAAAATAAAGAAAATAAAAAAAAACATATTAGTATTATTGGGCGTATTGTTGATGAAAAAATTCCACTTTCATTTTTAGAAAAATTATGTATTTTATCAAATAAATATAAGGATTTAATAGAGATTCATATTTATGGTGAAAAAGCATTTTTTTTCAATGATAATTCATATAATAAATCATTTGACATTTATTTAAATAAATCTAATATAATATATCATAAGTATATTTCATATGATAAAATAGGTAGTATTTATGAAATAACTGACTTATTATTAATTCCATCTGTATATGAAACTGGTTCTTTTACTTGTTTAGAAGCATATTCATATGGTATTCCTGTTATTAGTAGAAATAACTATGGTATGAAAAAATTAATAAAAAATAATATTACTGGTTATTTATGTGATAATGATCAAGATTTTATTGATAAAATAGAAAATTGTATAATTAACGATGATACTATTTTTTATCAATCCTATTTAATTTTAAAAGAAAGTAAAAAATATAATATAATTGATAAAATTAAAACATATGAGTCAATATTTAATCAATATTTATCAATACAAGATATAATAATTATAACTTCAGTAATTAATATTACTAATAATCCATTATCTTATTATCATACAAGAAGTATATTTACAACAAAAGAACGAATTGAACAAACATTAAATACAATTTTATCTATAAAAAAACATATGAATAACAATATTCATATTTTATTTTGCGAGTGTAGTGATTTAAGTTTATTTCTTGATTATGAAGAACAAATTAAAAATAATGTAGATGAATATTATAATTTTTATAATGATAACACCGTTCGAAATCATGTTTTATCACAATTTAAAGGAATGGGTGAAACATATATAATGAAAAAAGCAATAAACCATATTATTGATTCAAGAAAAATATATAACAATATTTATAAAATATCTGGAAGATATTATTTAAACGATTCTTTTCAAATAAATAAATTTAATAACATTTTTAATATAATGACCTATTGGGATGGTCATATTCAATCATATTCTTCAATATTTTATAAAATAAAATATGTAGATATTGCTTTATTTATTGAATCACTTGAAAAATTTGATTATGATTTACTTCATGGTAATTCTTTTGAACAATGTTTATATAAATTTTTTAACCATAATGTACAAGCATTGGAAAAATTAGATGTTAATGGATATATTTCAACAGAAGGATATTTAGTTACTATATAAAAAAATAATTCGTATTTTATAATAAATATGAATTACAATAATGATTTAAATAATGATTTAAATAATGATTTAAATAATGATTTAAATAATGATTTAAATATAGATATAGATTTAGATTCAGATTCAAATAATATAATTACTTTTATAATTCCTACATTAGGACGTCCTACATTACAAAACTCAATTAACTCATTATTAAATCAGAGTAATGATTGTTGGAAATGTATATTAGTATTTGATGGTTGTTTGAAAAATGTGGATCTAAATGAAACAAATAATAAATTTTCATATTATGAAATTAATAAAACATCTGGTATTATTAATCAAGCTAGTGATGTAAGAAATTTTGGTATAAAAAAAGCTAATACTAAATGGATTGCTTTTTTAGATGATGATGATACAATTCATAAAGATTATGTTAAATATTTTTTTGAAGAAGAAAAATTATTTAATTATGATATTTATATTTATCGAATGTATATGGATAATCGAATTATTCCATCACATAATTGCTTTGATTTTTGTATATCAGATGTTGGAATTAGTTTTATTTGTAGTAAAAAACTATTCAATTATATAATATTTGAGAATAGTCATACGGAAGATTTTGATTTTTTAGATAAAGCACGTAAAAAAAATTTTAAAATTATTATTAGCAATAAAATTTATTATTATGTTAAACAAAATATTTTAGAAATAAATATATTACAAAGTGATTTACCATTATTTAATAAAATATTTATAAATTGTTTAAATCCTTATTTATTTTTAGAATTAATTAATGAATTAAAATAAATAATAATTAAAAATTGATTTATAATTATTAATTAATTTATTTAATCAAAAGATATATTTATTTTAAAAATATTTAATTTTTAATAAAATGAAAAGAAAATTATCATTAATTGATCCTGACTTATTAGATAAAAATAACTTTAATAATAGTAATTTTTTTAATATTTTAAAAAATTTAATGGAGAATGATTATCATGCATATAAAATAGTTTTACATCCCTCATATAATATTTTATTTTATAGCAGAAATAATATTTTAAAAAATGAAGATAATAATATTAAAAATTTATATAAAATTTTTTTAGAAAAAAAATTTACAATGGATGATTTTTTATATCATTTGTATGAAAATGATAATTATATTCAATATATATATCCTAATTACTTTACAAAAAAATATATAGAAGATATGAATAAAAGTACTATTGATATATTATTTGAATATAGTCCATAATATATAAATTATTTTTATTCTAAATTATTATTTATAAATTTATGTTTATTATTTTTTTATAATTATTTATGTAGTATTATTTTTATTTATTGTTTTACAAAAGATTTGAAAAATACTCTATTTTTATCTCCATTTTTTTCATTATTTAGTTGAACAAAAATTTCAGTTCCTATAACAAGTTCAGAATATTCTTTTGGAAGCCAAGCACCATTTCTTTTTTTATTTAATCCAAATGTACAGTCAGAAACAATAATTCTATCCCATTCATCTTTAACTTCTAATAAAGGGATATTTCTAATAATGGTGCCATTTTCAGTAAATTCAACATAACTAGTAACTGTGGCTTTGTATTTAGCAGTATTATCATACCATACTACATTTGATGAATTATCATCTGATAGTTTGACATAAATTTTATCACCTTTTTTTAAAGGACCACCTGGAAGTTCATATTTTCCATCAAGAAACTTAAATACTTGTTGATTAAGGTTACCTCTGTGTAAAATTTTTTCTCCATCAGAAGTTTCAACATTAAATAAAGGACCTTTTGATGTAACTGAAAAAACAGTAGCAATAAATTTAGGATTTTCTTCAGAATTTTCTTTGGAAATACTAATTGAACCTTTTATATTTTCTGTTTGTGTTTCTTCTAAATCTGATTCAGAATCTGATTCAGAATCTGAACCATTAGCCCATGAGTTAGGTGTATGTACTTTTCTACTAGTATTATCATTTTGTATATTAATATCAATAATAGCTAGTTCAGGTTCAATAGTAGTATTACTATTTTTTTCATCTTTTTTAGAATTAGATTCAGATTTTTGTGAATATAATGAATTATATTCATCAGTAGCTTTTTTAATATCATATTGAATATCTTGTAGTTTTATTTTTAATAAACTATATGCTTCTTGTAAAATTATATTATTATTTGTTTCTAAATAATTAATTTCGTATAATATATTTTTTTCTTTTTCAGATAAATCTTCAATATGATTTTTTAAAAGTTGTTCAGAAATTGAATTTTCTTTTTGTGTTGCCATTTTTATTATTTTTATTTAAAATAATTACATAAAATATTTTAATTGAATTAATTATAAGTATTTAAAAAAAAAAAATCATTTTTTTATATAAATAATATGTTTAATGTATATATATTTATTATCAAGATTTATGAATAAATGTGTTAAAAGTATAATTATATTTATTTTGTTTTGAAAAATGGTTTAAATTTACCTTTTTTATTCAAAAGTAAAGCATCATCATCATCATTATCTTCTTCACATGAACCTTCTAATGAACTATCATCATCATCATTTCGTAATAGTTTTTTTTTACTTTCTTCCATGATATCATCATCACTATTAGAATCATATTCATCTTTATTTATTGTATCAATTTCAATAATGTATTTTCCTGATTTAATTGTAAACAATCCTTTATGATAAGTAAATTCAATTATTTTTTCAAAATTAAAAATAGAACCAAATTTCTTAGCATTTGATATATTTTCATTATCAATTAATGTTACAGGAATTAAAGCAATCAATCCAGATTCTATAATATAGCTTCGTTTTTTTGTGTCATAATAAATACCATCACCATTAGATGTATTATGTATAACAATAGAATTATCATTATCATTATTTAATAAATTATATTTTCCATTTTTAAATTGATGAATATCTCCTAATATTTCATAATATAATTGTTCATTTAATACATGAACTGGATCACCTAAATAGTATTTACCACGTGGTAAAGTTTCATTCATTTTTAATAATAAAGTATTGTTCGTTAAAATTAATTTAATAGTATTAAATTAATTAATAGTAATTTTTTTAAATAATTAACTTGTTAATTATTTATTAATTATTTATTAATTATTTATTAATTATTTATTAATTATTTATTAATCATTTTTTATATAAATGATTAATATAAAAATTGATTATTTTTTAAATAATATGTTATATAGTTTTTACTTTAGCAAAAAGTTAAAAATATAATATATTACACCTTTGCACATTTAAAACGCCGATTTTAAGGCAGGTAATTTTTTAGTTTTCGTGTTCTATTTGATGGTTTCTTTACATATTTTTCTGTTCTATTATATGCTCCCTTAAATATATTTTCATATTTTTCCTTTGGTATATCTTTTATAACCTTTTCCATATTTTCTTTTAATTTTTCGTGTGTTAATCCATCTAACTTTTGCAATCTTGACTTTAACATACTGAAATAATTTTCAATTGAATTGGTAAAATGTTGATATGGAACAGCATATAATATATTATTATGTTTATTTACCAATTCTTTTATTCTTTCGTTTCTATGACTACTCGCATTATCTAAAATAATTAATTTATTTTTGAACTTTGTAGTTATATATTTCTCTAAAAACTCAACTAATCTATCTGTATTTATTCCACTTTTTTCATATAACTCCCATCCTAAAACACCTTTGGTAGAAATAGCAAATATTCCAGTATATTTTTTGAATACTTCTTGACTTTGTGTTTTTATTACACAACGCTTTCCAATTTCATTATAACAATGGTTTCTTTTTTGTAATGATTTTATACTTGTTTCATCAATACAAATAATATCTTCCATTTTATATTTTTTCACTTCATCATAAAACTCTTTAATTTTCTTATTTATATCAATATCTTTACCAAAACGCTTATTTGGTTCGTGTCTAATTCTGGTAATTTTCAAAGTAATATTATTATCATTTACTATTCTATATAATAATTTCAATATAAAGACAAATTGATATATAAATATAGAAATGAATTGTCAAAATGGAGGTAATTGTAAAAAATTATGTAATAATAATGAATGTGAAATATGTTTTAATAAATCATTTGCATCTAATGAAAAGTCTAAATATTGGAGTGAAGAAAATAAAATAAAACCAAGAAATGTATTTTTACAAAGTAATAAAAAATTTATATTTAATTGTGATAAATGTAGTCATAATTTTGAAGGATTACTCAGTAATATAATTAAAGGTCAATGGTGTTCATATTGTTCAAATAGACAATTATGTAATAATAATGATTGTGAAATATGTTTTAATAAATCATTTGCATCTAATGAAAAATCTAAATATTGGAGTGATAAAAATTTAAATAAACCAAGAGATGTATTTAAATCATCAGGAGATAAATATTATTTTAATTGTAATGATTGTAATCATTCAATTTTTATGTCATTGGTAAATATTAATAATAATAATAGTTGGTGTTCATATTGTTCTAATAAAGAACTATGTAATAATAAATGTGAAATATGTTTTAATAAATCATTCGCATCTAATGAAAAATCTAAATTTTGGAGTAATAAAAATAAGATTGAACCGCATAAAGTATTCAAAAATTCAAATAATAAATTTTATTTTGATTGTAATAATTGTAATCATATATTTGAAACACAAATATCACATATTACAAATTATAATCAATGGTGTCCATATTGTTGTTTTCCAATGCACTTATTATGCAAAGATGAAAAATGTATGTTATGTTTTAATAACTCATTTGCATCGCATAAAAATATAGAATATTGGTCAAAAAAAAATAAAGAAAATCCAAGAGATTTATCTAAAAATTCTAATAAAAAATATTGGTTCAAATGTAAAAATAATCACGAGTTTGATAGTGCGTTAAATAATGTAAATGCAGGTTATTGGTGTCCATATTGTTTATATAAGAGAGAAAATGAATGTAAAATAATTTTTGAGAGATTATTAGACAAACCATTTTTAAAATCAAGACAAATAATAAAACCATATGAATTAGATGGTTATAATAAAGATTTAAAATTAGCATTTGAATATCAAGGAGAACATCATTATTATTATATACCTTATTTTCATAAAAATGAAGAAACATTTAAAATTAAATTAGAAAGAGATATATTGAAGAAACAATTATGTGAAGAACAAAATATTATTTTAATTGAAATAAAATATGACATAAAAAACTTGGAAGATTATATAAAAAATGAATTAATAAAACATAATTTTTTGACTTAATGTTAATGTAGGATATTTTTCTTTGAGTTTTTCAAGTAAATCCTGCATCGTAATAGTTTTATTTTTCTTTATTTCATCTAATATAAACTTTTCTTGGTCTTTATGAACTTTATACGCAACAGGTTTTCGGTTATGTCTTTTTATTTCACCATTTTCATTATATTTATCAACCCATCTTAACAAACTTCGTGCAGAACATTTAAATATTTTACAAACTTCCTCCTGTGTTTTGTCTTCTGTTAAATAATATTCAACCGCAGATAATTTATAATCTTCGCTTTTATGAGTAGGCATTATATTATATAATAATTATATTATATGATATAAAAATTTGGAATAAAAAAAATGTTTATAATTAATTATATTTATTTTACAGAGTTATAAAAATTATGTGCTAATAAATGAATGTTAATAATTATACTTCATTATCTTCTACAATAATAAGAGGTTTTTGATTTTTTTAACAATCTTTTTAACCTTTGGTTTTGGTTCAATAATTACTTCTTCTTCAACAGATACTATTTCATTTTGAACTTCATCATCAATTGGTTCAGTATTTACTGAACTTGTATCATCGTGTTCTTCTGGTTGAACTTGTGCTTTTACAATACCTGTAATAAATTGTTGTGCTTGTTTTTTATTGTTTTCAATCTCTTTTTCTAATTGTTTGATGAGTGTATCATTATATTCACAATATTCAACAATTTCTTTTTGGCGTTCAAGTGAAGGAACTGGTATTTGTAAAGTCATCAATCGTTCAATAGATAATTTTGGTATTGCTGCACCAATTGTTTTTGTTTTTAATTCTTCTTGTTGATTATATTGTATGTCATATACTAAATATTTTTGTAATATTTCGTTTTTATTTACAATATTTATTCTAACTGCGTTTTCTGTTAAATTCGCACCATCTAATTCATTTGGTATAATTCCAACTAAACCAGTTGTTCCTGCTATTGTAATATAAATATCATTTGTTGTAATAATATATTTATTAATAATATCTTTTGTTTCTTGTGAAATATATTTTATATTGTCTAATGAAATAGAATTTTTATCTATATCTGTTATTCTAATATAAGGATATGGTGTTTTATTATTTTGTAATAAATGTCCTTGTGGTAATCTTTTACCACTTTTATATGTAGTTATTTTGCCTAATTTTTTCACTATATTCTCGCCAAATATTTTTTGATTATTCAAACAAAACTCGTTCAATTGCTTCAATTCCAAAATTTTCTCATTACTTGTTTTGTTTGCCTTTTCGTATATGAAATCTAAATATTTTACGATTTCTTGTTGGCGTTCAAGTGATGGGATTGGGATTTTTATATTTTGTAAATCCTTTGAATAAATATGTGGTTGTGCTGTTCCTGTTTGTAATTTATATATTTTATCTTGAATAGTTTTTAAAAAATAATATAAATAAGTGTTATTTATTGAGTTATTTTTTGGTATTATTGAAAAGCAATCACTCGCCCATACTTTTTTATCATATTTACTAATAAATCCAGCATATGCTCCACTTGAAGAACATAAAATAGTATTTTCATCTGCGTTATATTCATTATGAAATCCCATCGGTTTTTGTCCTCCACCAATCACAGGATATTCTCCTTCAATTAATGTATCCTTTTTAATTCCCTTTCCATTTTTAAAATTACAAACTTCTCCAAGTGTTTTTACAACGACACCTTCTTCGTATTGTTCTTCTTCGGTTTCATCTTTCATATATTCAGCATAATTAAGTGAATATGAATTACTCACAATTTTCTCAATAGGAACTTCAACCAATAGATTTTTTACATCTTCATAAGGGTTGTAATCATAAAACTTAACTTTGGTTGTTTGATGTGTTTTTGAAAACTTGTAATCTCTACCTGTTTCTTTTTGAGTTTTGGATACTTTAATTTTTGTTTCCAAAACATCAGTTCCTTCTCTCTTTTTCACAAAGTAAAACACACAAGTTTTAATGGATGTGTATGTAAATATACCTGATGGTAGATATATAATTTCTTTCAAATCACAAGTTTTCATAAGATATTCTCTAATTGCAACTAATGTAGTATTTGTTTTTGAAAATAAATCTTGTCCGTCAGGTAATACAACCGCACATTTACCATTAATCTTTAACATATAAATAATTGCTTGAATAAATAAGGAAACAGCATTATCTGTCTTAATAGGAACATATTCACTTTTTAATGGACTTTGAAAATCATCATATTTTAATCCCTTAATTCCAAATGGTGGATTTGCAAGAATATTATCAAACTTTCTTGTTATAGGAACACGAATACTATCGCCTCTGTCTAATTTTTCAAACATATGACCTGATGAGATTAACATATTTGAAACCGCCAGTTGATATGTATCAGGTTCTAATTCTTTACCATATAATCCTTCGGTTTTGATAAAATCCCAATCAGGTTTAATGTTTTTAGCAGTTGCTTGTTGTAAAATGTATTGTAAATAGGTAATCAAGAAACCACCTGTTCCCATAGTAGGGTCTCCACAAGTATCTATTTTTCCATCAGGATGTATTTGTGGATTGATTAATTTTACCATCATTTTCTTTACTAATGGTTGTGTAAAGAATTGTCCCAACACTTTACCTGTCATAATATCTTGAATAACTTCCTCATATGCACTACCCAAAACATCATATTCAGTTTTAGATAAGTCAAGTGAGTTTAATTTATCAATTAATTTTTTATAGGTTGATTTGTGTTGAATATCAAATCCTTTGCCCTTCAAGAATATATTTTTTGTTGTAGTATGATTTGATAAAATATCATCCCATAAATATTTCATTAAATTTGGAATATCATCATCTTTTTCATTAGATAAATTACTAAAACGAACAATTTCTAATAATTTATTTTTATGTTTTTCAATCATTTCATCTTCAATATGACTAAAATCATATTCATAATCATCAATATTTATTTCACCTCCAAAATGAGGTTCAAGTAATTTTAATATTAACAAATAAGACATATTTCTTAATGCTTTCTCACCAGTTAAACCTTCATTATCTCTCAATATATTTAAACAACTTTTGAATACACTAATAAGTGTTGTTTTATTATCCATTTTAACTTCTTTTGTTTGACTAATTTGTTGCATTTCAGTTAATGTTAGTTATATAGTATAAGGTATTATTTCTTTATATTAAAATAAATCAATTTTTTATAATATTAAAAAAAAAAGGATTTTTTCTTTAATTATTCCTAAACATTACATTTCCTGAATATTTACAAAATAACACCCATCTTTTTTTTCTTATTTGTTATCGTAATTATATCTCGTAAATCCTTTACATTATAGTATTCAACCCATAAACCATTTGGAGGAAATAATGTGTCTATTTTACATAATTCATTACTTACAATTGATAAGTCCAAATAATATTTTTTTATTTCAGGATACAACAATAAATGCTCACCTACTTTATTTTTACAGGTTTCCAAATCATAATATACTCGTTCAATACTTAAATATTCTATCCAATTTGTAAATTGTCCTTTGAATGCTATTTCAGGTTCTTTGGATAATCTATTATCTCTTTCACATAATTCATAATAACTTTCTTTACTTTTTATATTTTTATCAGCAATTATTTTTCTTGCTTTTTCATAACTTGTTTCAAGAGTTGTGCGTTTATTTTCTAATTCCAATAAATTTAATAATGTTGATTTTACATCATTTATTCCATCATAATCATTTGATTTGTGTTGTGCTTCTTCAAGACTAGGATTATATCTATTTTGAAATTCTATTTCTTCAAATGGAATTTCAATATCATATAATAAATATTTTAATACTTCTATTATTTTTTCATATTTATTATCACCATTCTCATCAATATAAACTGGTAATGATACATTTAATACTTTTTCTTTATTTGAACCATTTTGCCCTAATTCATCTGGTCTAATTCCTCTTCCAATACATTGTTTAATATCTTGTGTTGATAATTTAGGGTCACTTAAACACATAAAATCTAATTTATTGAAATCATAACCCATACTATATTTTGCAACAACATAACCAATACTATACAGTGTAGTCTCGTATCTTTTTATATCTCTATAATTGTATTCTAATATAATTTCTTGTAATTTTGGTTCTTTTTCCATCGTAAAATTATCACTAACTAACAAGAATGGTTTTATATGTGTTTCATCGTTTTTATATTTTATATAATGCTTATAGAACAAATTGAAAGCATTTTTTTGTTTATTATGAAAACTAAAACCAAAATTTCTATTTTTTTTACTAAAATCACTAATAATATAATTTATATTATCAACATTTTTTTTATTTTCACTATAAACATAAGGTTTTATTTTTGATAACCAATTTAAATCTATCAATTCCTTTACTTTTATAGGTGAATACATTTTACCAAATATATTTTCATTTTGTGAAATGTTTGGTTTATTTGGTGATGCAGATGTAAATATACGATATTTTATATATCTATTATTTAATAACCAAAATTGTGAATTTATATTATCGTTTAAACTATCAATCCGTTCTTCAATTCCCCAATGTGCTTCATCAAACCATATTGTTATATCAATGATTTCATTTGATAAAATCTTATCATAAATTTTACTAATGGATTGTGTGCAACAAATTACAATTTTTTTATTTGATAATCTTAAATATTCATCAAAGTTATTGTCAGTAGAATAATTGAATGTAATATAATTATCTTTTAGTATCTGTAAATATTTTTGTGAAATATTTTGTGAATTTACTATTTTTCTTGGTGAAACAATAATAATAAATTCACTTTTTAGATATTCAAATAATTTATATACTATATAACTTTTGCCTCCTCCTGTTGGTAATTCAATATATAATTTATTTTGTGATAAAAGTTCATCTTTACTAAAATTTATTATCTTTGTTTGATAATCTCTTTCATTCCAAAGAGATTCTTTATTTGTTCTCTTGGATTTTAGTATATGAATGAATGATTGAATATTTATTTTTTTGATTGTTTTTCTTACTCTGTTGCATCTTACCAAATCACTAATTTCTTGCTTGGATAATTTTCTATATTTAATTCCAAGTGTAATTAGGTAAGGTTCAATAAGAGTAATAATTTTTTTATTGTAAAATTCAGTTCCAGCATCATATTTAACATTTAATTCACGAAACTCATTTTGTAATAAGCGTTCAACAATTCCCATTTTTTCAATAGGAACTTCAAACACCGCTTCAAAATATCCTCTCTTAATCTCACCAGTAGCATATTGTGTATCCCTTTCAGGAATGTTATTTGCTTTACCCATTTTACATGCATCATCAACATCATACGATGGATGATTTCTAACATAAATATATCCGTTAGTGGAGTTCATTTTTCTAAAGTTTATATAAATTATATAATAATATAATTACTAAATTATAAATCAATTTTTTATTATATTCATGAAATAAAATAAAAAACTTTTAAGAAAATCGGCGTTATAAATGGCAAAAGGTGTAATAGAGGGTAATACCTCAAATCTTAATTGATTTTTTAAACTGTAAAAAATAAACTTCCATGGAAGTGTAAAGAAGATATGACACACTATACACATTTAACAACTGATAATGGAATAACGCAATTATTATGGGTAAACCTTATTGATTTTTTTGGCATTAAACGTGTCAAAAAAATCTTCAATGATATAAAGACAAATTTATTATTATATAATAATGAACTTAAATAATTTAAGTGAGGATTCTTATTATTTCTTACCAAAAAACCTTTTAGATGATGATGAAAAAGATAAATCAACATTTTTTAGTAAAACACATTTTTTAGAAGAACCCATAATTATAAAATCGAAATTATCACCAAAAGCAAAGGAATTTATACCATTTAATACAAATAATTATAAATAAGTACATTGAGTGTCATTTTCGTTTTCAATAATCTGAACATTCATTTTTGAATAATCTATTAATTTTTCACTTTTTGGAATTTCTTGAATTTCTTTTTTTTCTTGGATTTCTTGTATATAATGTTCATTTTCGTGCATGACATACCATACATTAAGTTTATTTTTACGTCCAGGTCTTTGGGCACGACCAATAATTTGTGTTTGAAGGTCATGGCTTGTTTTGTGTAAAAATAACACATCGCTACTTATTTGTAGATTTAGACCACAACCAAAAAGATTTGAATTCATTAAAAGTACTGAGATATTACCGTAATGATATTCAAAAATATTTTTATTAATATCTTCCATATTTCCATCATCCAATTCAATATAACCTATTTTAAATTGATTCAACATTTTTTTAAGGTCATTAAATATCTTCACATATTGAGAGCAGAATATAATTTTCGAATGTTTATGTACTTTTGTCATTAAAAAGTATTCAATAAATTCTAATTTTGATTTATTAATATATTTAACACCATTTTTCATATTATTTATCATTTCATCATGTCCTTTTTTATTCTTAAAATCATCATGTAGTATTTCATGATTATGACAAAATAAACATTCTTTTTTTAGTAATTTATAGTACCATTCTTGAATACATTTTTTACACCCACCTTTTTCGCAACACAATGAATAATAATTGTCATCTTCATTTTCAAATAATTCATCGCAAATAGTACATTTTCCAAATTCTCCATTTTCTTCAATTTCATTCTTGACTAATATATAATGATCGAATTTAACATTTTCGCTATTGCAGTACAAGCAATTTCTTTTGTTCATTTTATGAAACCAATTATCCGAACAATCATAACAAATTGTATTTTGACAACAAGGGCTAATGACTTTTTTTTTATTTGTTAATTCATTATAACATAAAGGACAGCAATTATTTTCTTTTAAACGTTTTAAAATCAAATCTAATTTTTCTTGATTTACATTTAAATGTTGTTTTGCTTTTTCAAGTTGTTGATTAAGGTCATTTTTTTTTGTTTCATGAACCACTTTTTCGATGGATTTTTCTAAATCAATAATACGTAATTTTTCCATTTCAATGATTTCTTTTTTGTCGCTTACTAAATAAGCAATGGCTTCATTTTCATTTGAAGCAATGGTATTGTGG